TCAGACTCTTGTTTTGGATCTAGAAGATCGCTGGGAGATAAAATTCTTTTAAGTTTTTCTTGTAATTTATTTTCTTCTTTTAATTTTGCCGCAAAAATTTCTTCCTCTTCTTTTTGCCGAGCACGAAGTTCTATTAATTCTGATGGAGATAGTACTTTTTTTCCCATATTTAAAAGTGATATTTCTCTCAATAACTTCGTACTTTGTATATAAGAGTATTTATTTTAAGAAAAAATCACTGATTTTTTAGATCTTGATTTTTTAATAATTTTGCAAGTTCGGATGTCGATCCAACAAACAATGCATTTGTTACATTTGTTGGAGATTTTGATGACCTATCCTCTTCAATATCTTTTAACTTCTTTTGAAGATCCATTAGTTTATCTGTTGCGTCAGCAACATTTTTAATTAATTGACCAGCTACTTCATATGCTCTAGGCATCTCACTTTCTTGAGCCAGTTCCAATATTCCATTAATTGCCTCTTGACCCTTTTCAATTAAAGAGTATAAATTTCCTCTAGTATATTCATAATCTTTTTTTATTTCATTGCCAATAGTATCTGCTTTTTGAATTTTTTCCTCAATAATTTCGGGACTAGATATAATTTCAACATTTTCGTCGGAAACATTGAAGGTATCGTTTAGGTCTTTAAATTTCTTTGTCATTTTCATGATAATGTACCACTAAATCCAAAATCATCGCCAACTTCTATGAGATCATTATCTTCGGTTGTAATTTTCTTAACAGATGATCCTAAAACATGAGGTGCTGCAATTGTTTCATCTGATCCTCTTTTAACAGTAAGAAGATTTCCTGCTTTAGAATCAACATACATTTCTTCTTCATCAACATATATGTATGTATTTTCTGGAATATTGGATGCATCTACAACTTCTACTAGAGTATCAGATAAAGATATATCTTTTGAAAGAGTTGTAGTGATAGTTCCAGTATAATTCTTTGTTGCTCTTGGTTCTACTGTATACACAACCTCTCTCGTTGGTGTTTTGGTTGAATCTCCTGCAACAAGACCAATAGAAACTTTTTTGATAACATCTGAAGAAGCAGTAGAAATAGGTCCAAACAGATAAGTTTTTGCAGTAAATCTCAATGTATAAATTAGTGCTCTCCTAGTTGAAAAATCACCTTCATAATCATCAGACATTGAAATGCTGTTTAGAATAACAGGTATATCTCTCTTCTCTCCAATCTCTTTTACTAAATCAATACTGATTGTATATGCTGGTTGGAAATATGGTATAATTTGCTCTATAATTTGGAGCATATCATCATTCAATTTTGTCATTATACTCAACTCAAAATCAAGGTTATATGGAACAGGCAAATATGCCTTTTTTTCTTGAGTTTTGTTTGTTGAAGATGTAGTTAGGAATGATTGAGTTGTAGTGGCTTTTCTGGTAGGATCATATGATAAACCAACCAGTTCAAATGACATTCTAGGCAAAGTCATCTGAACTGGTTTATTTAAATTTGGAGACTGTTCTAGTCTGGCCAAGAATTTTTGAGTAGGACCGTATGCAAAAGGTACTTTTATAACACTAACAACATTTCCACTGTTGTCTGTATGTTTAATTGAGATATTATTGAATAAAGAACCAAAAGAAATTACTGTTCTTCTTAATATCTCGTGATAAAAATACTCAAACATTATTAGAAAAAATTAGATATACTATTTATGGAGTACCAAAAGGATTTTTTTCAGTAAAATCAATTATTGAATCTGCTTCGCTTTCTATAACATCATTTTCCGCGTAAGGATCTACTATATTATCTGTGTTAATAGTATTTAATTTATATGATGCACTACTTGCAGATCCAACTATTACATCTCCTGATTTAAAAGTTCCAGATATTACAAATATTTGAAGTTCATTAGTCACACTATTCCAGGAGTTGACTCTTGCAGTTGCTCCACTTACTGATCCGGTAATTATTTCATTAAATTGATAGGTTCCTGTTCCGCCTGTAAATGGAGACTCTATGGTAATTGTTGGTGCTACAGTATATCCTATTCCAGCATCTATTATTCTTATTTGAGAAATAGTTCCTGCAGAACTTACTACAGCATATGCTTTAGCGGTTGTTCCAATTCCAGGACCAGTAAATGTAACTGTTGGAGAAGTAGTATATCCAGAACCACCGGATGTAATTGTCACTACTCCTACTAATCCCTCTCCAATTACCGAAGTTGCAGCAGCTCCAGATCCACCACCGCCAATAAAAACTACTCCCGGTGCTACCGTATATCCAGATCCCACATTAACTAATTCAACTCCTTGAACTTTTAATGAAGTAGTTCCGTTACAATCAATAATATTTCCAATCATTGTTGCAACACCAACTGCATTAATTCCTCCAGCAGGAGCAGAAGATATTGCAACTCTAGGTACTGAGGTATATCCATCACCTCTATTCGTGATGCGAATAAACCTTATTCCACTATTTACAATATTTGTATAAGCAGAAGCAGTTACACCTGATCCAACCAAAGTCAGTGTTTGAATATAACCTTGATCTTTAATATTATCATCAATTTCATCTACATTAGTATCAATAATCTCATCTTCGTATCTAAAGAGTTCGCATCTTAATTCATAAACATAGTTCTTTTGTAACTGGTAGAAAGGTTGTTCATGTTCAACATATTTTATTTCAAACAACCTATCACCCAAAGGAAAATAAACTAAATCTCCTTCTTTTGGTCTAGTAGATAATTCTATATTTGGTACATCTCTTATAAGTGGAGAAATGTAAGTTTCAAATCTTTCTCTTGAGATAATCAAACTCAGATCATCTAGTTCTTGAATTCCAAATTTTGACAATATAGTACCTGCTCCACTATATCCATCGTAGCTGTTCACATATGCTTCTATTGGATATGCATTGTCAAATTTAGATTGTATAACTTCTCTTATTACAGTCTTTTTAGTTAAATATTGCCTAGGAATATAATATATTTCAACGCCATACATTCTTAATTGCTCATTTATTAGGTCTTGGATTAAACCTTGTTCACTTTTAGATCCTTGCTGAAAAAATGGATTAAGCATTTGATCATCCTATCATATCTAGTGGGGGAAGTTCATATGTATTAGACATTTTTTCCATTAAAACATCAATTTCTCTTTGAGCATCGTCATACATTTGTCTTCCATTAAGTTCAACTCCACCTGGAAGTTTAACTCCGGTAAATTTCATCATATTTTGTCCCCACTGCCTTTTAATCAGAGAAGTTAGATATGGTTTTATAAATGAATCATTCCAAACTCTACTATAATCATTTGGATCTAGTGTTGAATAACAATCAATAATAATATATTGCCCATCTCTAACTGATGCCCAATCAATATCCAAATATAATCTATCTTGTCTCTTGTTAAATCTAATCTGCTTTTGAGTATTCAATAGGAAATCAAGATCTTCAAGATAAGTTTTTACCATTGCATATGTTAAAAGTTCAGTTGATCCCCAATAATAAACATCATTTAAAAATAACTGATACTTCACACTAAACATGTTGTGAGTAATAGTATTTGCTCCATCAAAAAGAAATATTTTATTTACTCCGATCACAGACGGTGGCATTTGTAAATAGTTTCCATTTTCCTCATAGTTAAAAGTAGTGGTAATCCCTGCAATAGTGGTAGTTACACTTGTTGTAGTAATTCCAACTGCAGGAGCATTGCCTCCTCTTGCTCTACCTCTATCAATATCATTCTGCGTTAATTTATATTTAAAAAAGGCAGGATAAACACCATCAAAGTGTCTTTCCTGGAAAAATTGAACAGCATCATCTACCAAATCTTCAATCTGTTCATCTGCAACATTAATTTCCAGAACAGGAGCACCAAGTTTCCTCTTACAATAATCAATAAGTTCTTGTCTAGTAGATGGTTGTGCCATTTATTCTTTTATTCCTAAAAGATATTTATAGTGCGGAAGAAATTCCCGGTCTAACTAAAATATTTCCGTCTGCAATTCTATATGTTGTTGAACCAGAACTGACTAAAATATCATAAACATATCTACCTTCTTTTAAATTTCTTGTAGCAGTAGATCCAAGTGATATGTTAAATCTTCCGCCAGCAGCACTTGTGAAACCAACGTTAAAAGTAGCAACAGCATATGAAGAAGATCCTATTGAAACACTCTTTGCCATTTGTGAAGATCCAGTCCAACTTGTAAAGTTAAAAGGACTTCCTGATGTTGTTAGTACTGTAAAAGAGTCATTAAAGTTAGATCCGGTGTTAATTACTAAATTAACACCGTAAGAAACTCCAGTTTCTGGATCAAATGTGATTGTGTGCTTTGCCATTAGAATTTAGAAATAACTTCTTGCTGTTTTAAATAAAGTTTAAAATAACATTTTGCAAGAGTTTTTGCTTCTTCAATATCAGTTATATTATCTATCTCTGCAGAAATTTTGAAATATTCAAAATTTTTACTAAGATCTTCAAGAGATATGTCATTTGGATTCATTTAATAAACTCCTTAATAAGACTTTAATTTCATCTAAATCATCTTTCATACTAGAAAGATCTTGCTCAAGATTTTGTATTTTCTGATTTTCTTTTTCTTTAATCCTTTTCTGAGACATATATGAATTATACTCAGTCATACTAGTATTAATAACTGCTTTGGTTTCTTCATCGCGGATTAAATTTGAGTATCCATCAATTCTGGAGTGTTCCATATCATGCCAATGCAATCACTCTTAGGTCTTTAATTCTTGGTGGATATGCTTGGTTTGTAGCAGTTCCTACAAGTTTAATTCCAAAATATCTAAAGTTTGGTAAATTATCAATAGTAAATTCATACTCTCTAAAATCTAAAACATCACTATCAAAACCAATTACATCTGTTTTTGAAATAGATTTATCTGGTAATCCATTGCTATCAGATAAGTTAATAATATCACCATTTGTTGTTAGATTAGTATATCCTGGGAATGGATAGTATATTAGATCTGAATTTGGATCGTCAGTAATGGAATAGAAACATCTAATGTCATTTTGAGTGTTTACATAGGCACTCATATAAACTTTGATTGATGATGCTGGAGTCTCCAATGCTATAGGTTTAGTAGCATAAACGAAAGAAGAAGGATCATCTTTCAATGTAGATACTCTGTCATCCGTTGCATAATTTTCAATTGCTTTATTAACTCTGTTAGTCGTAAATATCATACCAACTCTATCAAGGTCAATAACTGGAGATAGATATGAATTTGTTGTTGATAAGTTAAGATTTAATGTGAATGACTTATTTGCAGGCAGATTGGTGAGTTTTGAAGTTTCATTAATCTTTGAAGAAATTACTCTTGGTGAGGTCAAATAGTTAGTTGCATTTAGATTAATTGGCTCAAATCCCTGATCTAAGAAAGATATTTCATTTCCACCAATACTAGTTCCACTCACGGTTCTCATTGAGGCATTAATATTTGTACCTCTAAGTGTCATAGTCTGAACAATAGGTTTGATTATTTCAAAAGGAATATTTTGCGTTGCATTCGCAGAAGATCCCCCAGTTGATTTTGTTTCATTTAAAAATAATTTTGGATATCCAACTGATAAAGATCTATTGACCATAGTAGAACTTTGATCAGTCATGTCTAATTTAATATGATAGTAATCTAAATCTCTTGGATTTGAAATCGTTACATCTTCCAGATTATGAGTTTTATTAATTCTTCTTAGAGAAACTCCTGACAACTCATATTTGTACACTAGTGTTCCTGCAACATAACCAAACGATTTTGTTTGATCTACTCCTCTTGTAATTCCTGTGAGTTGTGGAGGAGATGATGTGGAATTTATGCCAGTATAAGAAATAATTTCACTTTCAATTAAAACATAACCTGGATTTGTTGCTCCAACAGAAACATTTTCAAATGTATCAAAATTTGCTATTTGTGTACTTTCAATTGAAATATTGCCAGTTGAAGCAGCAGTATAATCTAAGAAAAGTTTTGTTGGTTTTAAATCTGATGTAACATTACTAATAGTAACTAAGTTTTGAACTGAGTTCATTCCGTGATTTTTATGGTTTACTTTAATATGTAAACCATCGGAGATTTCTGTAATTCCACCTGTTGGGATGATTACGTTTGCTCCAGTTCTATTTAAGTCAGTAGATATTCCAAGGTTATTAATGTACCTAACAGTGTTTCCAACTCCAGTTACATATTCTCCTTGAACTTGATCAATTATTAGTTCGTTTACTCCAGAAATTTGAGATACTGATAATCTTAGATTTCTTCCTAAATTTTGTGATCCTATAGTGGTAATTCCAAGAACATCACCAGCAGAATATCCGGTTCCTCCGTTAGAAATTGTAGCGGCTACTGCAACTCCATTAGAGATAGTTATATTTGCTCTTGCATCTCTACCACTTCCAGTTACACTATCTAAAGAAACATTAGAAAAAACAAACGTTCCAGAAGAGGGAGTGTATCCAATTCCTGCATTTATAATTCCTAAGGTGCTAAATGCAGATCCAGCATATCCAACAAAATTACCAGTTGCATTACTATTTTGTTGGATAATAGTGTTTCCTAAAGTAGGAAGATTTGCTGTTGCAATTGTGGTTCCAATTCCTACTTTGATTTTTTTAGAATTAACTTCTAAAGAATCTTTTACTAAAGTAGCAATTTGATCATTTCCTACGCTTAAGTTTGGATTATAAAAATTTATATTTCCGCTACTAACAAAATCTGCTCTGTAAAGTTTAAATTTTAAATCTTCTAATTGGCTTGGATTCCAAGTAGATCCATTTTGTGACTTAAATAGAGAACCGCTTGAAGGTTGTTTAGTTACTAATGTTTGTTGAGACTCTGATAATGTAGTAGTACTTACATCAAATTCGGAAATTCTAGAAATCCAAACAGAATAAGAACTAGAGTTTGAAAGTATTGCTATTGAATGAAATTGTTTTCCTGCAAGGTACACCGGAGAGTCAAAAGTAACTCTAGTTGGTAAAGACGCATCCTCAGAAATAATAACATCGGATGGTTCAATTACAACTTCGCCAAATGGATAAATCTGATCTGTTGGTTGTCCAAGTTGCACAGGTCTGAGTTGAACTGTTACTGGCAATTCTTGATCACGAGAATAAAAATATAAATCAAGTGAGGTTACAAAAATACCACTATCAGGTTCTACATAAAAAGTTTGTGCTAAAGGATCTATTAATTTCATTTTAAATACTTTTTGATAAGATTATTTATTTCTATTGCTGTTGTCTATCATCTTCTTTTGTTCTTATTTTGTTGTTGTTTTTGTTGCTGTTGCTGTTGCTGTGTTGGCGGTGCCGGTGGTGGATTTGTTCTTGTTGAATTACTACCCTTGTTTTTAATAGCAGGAACCTTAACTACACCAAGAGCTGTCGCTTTAAATCCAGTAGAACCTTGTTTAATTTTTTGCTGTCCTGTTAGTTTATTCTTTCTCAATAGTTCTGCTTGTGCTCGTTCAGGTGTTCCTGGTAAAGTATTTTGTAGTGTAAAAACAGTACCTTTAGACACTTTAGTTTCTTTGTTGTTAAGAGAAAGTGCTGCATAAATTGGATTTTTGTCAAGTTCAGTTAGTTTAACATTATTTTTTCTAAACTCTGATGCAGCTGCTTTCTTACCTATCTTCTTGATCAATTCTGGACCAGTGTACCACTTACCTTTATATTTTACTTGTGTAAATGGAGTTGATACTCCATCTACATTAGTATAAGAAGTTCTAACATTTTTATTCTTTTTAGGATCTTTTGGTGTGCCGTCCTCTGGTATAGATGGTGGTGGTGGAACATCATTGACTGGAGGATCAGATTCTATAGGAGGATCAATCGGTGGTTCTGGTTCTGGGTAAGTAGATTGAGGTTCTTGTGATCCAAGACTCTCATCTAATGGAACAATTCCATCATCATTTGGTGTAGGTAGAACTGGAGGTGCAGGTGGTACATAAGGTGGTAATGTATTTCCGACAATAGTTGTAGCAACAACAGCAGTAGGTCCAGTTGAAGATTCTACTTTACTCTCAATTACTGTCTGAGTTTCAGTTCTTACTGTTCTCACAGAAAGAATATTTTCTTGAACTCTATTAATTTTTCCTTCCGAATAGAATTTTTCTTCAGCACTAGTGATAGTTGAATCTATCAACGAATTGGTTGAACTACTAGTCATTCTAAACAGTTTTGTTCCTGTTTGGAATGTGGGATTACCAAATACATTTGGATTGGGAATAAAGAACGATCCCATCACGACTCCATTGCGATCAGTTACTAGCCTGACCTGAGTTATTGTTGCCTCTGCTCCACTTGTTTGACCTCTTAATTTCATTCCAGATTGGACAAATCCACTAAATTCACCTTGAGGTTGTTGTGAAAGACTAAAAGTATCAATATTTAATACTGTTGAAGTAGAAGAATACTCAGAAGGTAGTGTTTCTGCTACATTATATGGATTAGCTTTGGATATATCAGTAGGTAAATTATATGGACCATATCTATGATTAGCAGTTGCAACTCTAAAGGTTATTTTTGGATCAGATTGAATTACTCCTAGTCCGGATGTTGAAGATGATACTATCGTTCCTTCAACTGTTTCTCCTACTTGGAATGTTCCAGAAATCATACTGATTTCTAGTAATTTCGGAGTAATATACCTATTAACATCAACACCATTAAAGAATGAATAAACTCTAGTAATTGGTTTTAGTCTCTTAGCAACAAATTCAATATTTCTGGATCTCATATAAGAACTTATTTCTGTGCTGAGAACAGTATCTCCGAGAGAAACATTCTTAAACTCGTCTTTAGTGATCTTTCTAACGCCAGTTCTGGTACTAGTTCCTGTTTTTGTGGTTGTCTCAAGATCTTCTTTGATAATATAATATCCAACATTAACAGTTCTTGTATCTACTGCTTTTGTGGATCCAGTCCATACAGTCTCCCAAGATCCCCAGGTTACAGGACCAAATCCAGATTGTTTATCCAGTTCTGCCGCAGTAATTTGAGACTCGGACTGAATATAGTTTGTTGATATTTCAGTTGTATTCGCTAGGAGTCTTACAGTATCAACCCAAACATCTGATGAAGGAATAAGATTAATAGTTCCTCCATAATATCCTACTCTAAATGGAGATACGCTTTCAATTCTAGTTGCGTATGGTTGAACTATTTCCTCAACTTCAACATAATTCAAAGTTACTAACTCTTTGCTTTTTGCAATATTAGTTCCATTAAGATCTGTTACGTATCTAAGATCTGCTTGTGGATTGGCAGTAACTCCTAAACCGATTAATGAATTGGATCCAATAATTAAGTCAACTTCTGTGGTATAATGTGAAGGTCTTAATTCAGAATTCTCAATATCAATACTATTCTTTACTATAGTTACTTTTTTCTGTGCAGAAGTTGTTGAGAAGTCATCTACAAAAAATCCTGACTTAAATCTATTAAGACCATTTACATCTCTAATGAATAGATTTGAAGTATCAGTTTCTAATAGAGAAAGTGAAGTATAATATTCTAAGTTCTTGATTCTATTTTCAAGAGAATGAATATCCTTCATCCTATATCTCTTGTGTTCTGCAAGATTTAGACTTGCATCATTAACATTACAGAGATATGCTGGTAATGTAATGGTTGCAATATTTAATGCATCGTCAATATCCACTGGAGGTTGTGGATTATCTGCAGGTTCTCCTTTGTTTAGTTGGAATACGCCATCTTTTGTTAAATAAATTTTATCAATTCTTGGTAAGTAATAAGAATAGTTTAACAGTATAGATTCATCGGATGCTAAAACATTAGAAGCAGAATTTCCACTTGATGTGAAACTTCTAGCATTAAATTCAAATGGAGATAATGCCGATGTAGTTACTGCAAAGTTTGAAACTCTTGGTCTAATATCAAGAATATCTGTGTTTCTAATTCCATTTACACTTGGAATGTCGCAATAATCAAATTGATTATATGAATCTGCAGTGGTAATATTTCCAGTATCTGAAGTTGAAAAACTTGCAGATTCGTAAGCAATCTTTAGTTTTCTAACTGGTTCCTTTGAATTTGATTTTCTTGTAATTCTAGAGTAGTCATAAATTGTATTTCTTTGACCATTATCAAAAGTATAATTTGCAGTGATGTTATTATCACCAGCATCAAACGCAGTAACAGTAGCTGTTATGCCTGATTCTTTAAATGTAATTATTTCACCCACTTGGAATCTATTAGAATTCAATACCACATATGATATTTTTGTTGCATTTAGTTTTTCTGCATAAACACCAACTGCACTACTGGTAGATCCTACAAATTCTTCGCCAACTAACAAATCATCAGTTTTTCCTGTTGGACTGATAATTGAAGAAAGTGTTAGATTTGGAAGTTCTGGTTCAGATGTATCATTTGATTCATATATTCCATATAGTATTGTTACATCTGGTTCAAGTAAACAAATATCTTCGTCCTGAACTCTTGTTCCATATGGATAAGTTCCATAAGTAAGTCCATCATTATTCGTAGTGGCACCTACACCGGAATAAGCATACTTAGACTTATCAACTACAATTGTCTTTACTCTATTTTTATTCTTAACTTTTGACTTAATATTCGTTTTTCTTAGTGTTGCAATTAATCTTCCTGTTCCAGAAGTAGTTTGTAATCCATTAATCGTTAATTCTCTGCCGCCATTAGAAAATACAAGTTTATCTGAACTTAAACTCTCAGTAACACCAGAATTAGTGATAAGTACATATCTTTCTTCATCAAATGGTAAGAAAGTTTCAGTGGATTCTGCAGAAACTGTATTCGTAGAATTGGTAGTAATAGTTACATTATATTGATTTCTTACGGTTAATGATGAGTCCGTCAAGTCCACTGAAGCAATATTTCTCTTTGGTAGTGTTGTATATAATGTATTATCAATTGATGACTGGAAATTAGAATATAAAACTCTAAAATCACTTGGGTTAATGTCAGATGTAGGTAGTCCACCATCACAGACACCAGAAACTGTAGTTACACCAGAAATTGTAATAGAACTCTGAGAAACTGTTTCTATTTTAGCAAAGGTATTTACCGATAGACCTGGATTTGAAAATGCAACAGTTCCTCCAACAGTTGCAATTCCTGTGAAGATAAAGTCAGAGGAGGTTACAGTGCTAATTCCACCGCCAGTAGCAGTTATTTTTACTTGTCCAACATTTGCTAGTACAGATTGCTTAATATCTGCAGTAAATGTTGATCCACTTCCCACTATTCCATACAAAGATCTTACTTCATTTGTAGAATATGCAGTGAGAGCAGTGGAAACTCTTGTATTTTCTATACCATCAAATATAAATCTTTCACCAACTAAAAATGATCCTTTCGTATTATATGCTGTTATAATACCTGAATTAGAAGCATTATATCTTAGGAAACCAGTTGCCCCACTAGATTTTCCTTTAATATAAGTTGGTGTAGTAAGTGTGATTGGTTCATTTAAAGAAATTTCAGTATAAGTTTGAATATCATATAAAGCAATATCCCACTCATTAGCATTTGGAGTGGAAGTGTTATAAGATCCAGACTCCAGTGCAAAATCATATACTCTTGCTAGTCCTATTTCTTTTCCTGCAGCACTAGTCTGGTTTGACCCTACTCTACGATCTCTTAAACTTAATGCATATGAAGTTGAAATTCCAAGTGATGGTGATCCATATACTCTGTTGAGAGTATAAGTTGGTCCTGTAACATAATTTACGCTTTGATCTTCTAGTAATTTTGTAGTTCTTGGTTTTTCAAAATCAAGATATGTTGTTCCTACTACATCTATTTCATATCCGCTTACAAATGCCTTTAATGGAGATATAACATAAGTTCCTAACTCATCAGATGCTTTATTATTATTGTATGTTAATTGTCCATCTCTAAACACACCATTATTTCCTTTTAGATCATCTAGAGTTTCATTAACAACAAGAGTTGGTGGTTTTACATAATAATTTCCAGATTCGTCATATGTTCTTCTTGCTAGCTCCTTCTCAAAAATATTATAATCGGGATTGGTAATCTGTTGTTGTAAAATTCCATTTCTAACTTCTAAAAGTTGTACAAAATTAGAAGTTAATTCTGAAGATGTATTATCTAATGGTATTTTTGTAAGTATTGCCTGAATCTGCAATCTGTCAGCACCTGGTGCCGCATAATTTGAAAATCCCTGAGCATTGTCATTAATATCAATATCAAAATCGGAATTTACGATAGTTTCTGTAACTTCTAAACCAACTTTATAACTTGGTTTATTTCCATATTGATCTAGAAGAATTGATTGTTCTTCAACATCTACAAAATGTCCTCTTAAATAATAAACACCATTAGATATGTGAGCAGAAGAGGCAATTGAATTTGGATTTCCACCTATAGTCAGTGCAAATCCATCTCCGGGTTGAATAATTACTGAATTATCTTCATTTATGGTACTTGTTTCAAATATTCCGTCTTCTACGATTAAAATTTCATCCGCAGCAAAACCTTGTAAACTATTAGTAGCAGTATCTGATCCTAAAAAATTTACATATAGTGTATTATTTCCTCTTTCCGAATTAGTTAAATCTAAAATTCCAACTACCTGAGCTCTAACACCACTACTAGATCCTCTAATTCTTGCTCCAATCAAGTATGGCAAATAATCTAAAACTGCCGATCCAAGATAATTTTCTTGGAGTTCTACTGCATAATAATTATCAACATAGTTAATATTTCCAGGAATTACAACCGATCCTTCCTTAAAAAAGTGATCTCCAAGTTGTTCTATTTGACTTTGGAGAGTTGATTGTAATGTTGTTAGTTCTCTAGCCTGTACTGGATAACCTGGCTTAAAAAGAACTCTATAGTATTGATTTTCTCGATCAAAGTCATCAAAATATGGAAATACGTTTAGGTTAGTTTGCTGTGGCATAATTCTTTAGAATTGCAAAATGACTTTGATATCTTCTTTTTGATTAGACGACCTAGTTATGGAAGGTCTATTATCAACATAAATTATATTACCGGAATACTTCTCAACCTCTGGATTTGAGGTTCCATTAAAAAATGTTTGCCCAAGGTAATACTTTCTATTATTTATTGTGGTAGAGACACCTGTAAATGATGTATCAATACCAAGACCACTAACTCCAGATGCTGTAATTGTCAATGATCCACCTGTTTCTGGAAATGCTGTAAATCTATGCAATTTAAATCCATACAACGTATCTGGATTTTTAGATCCATCACTATTAAATCCAACCAAAGTTCTATCTTGCCAATACTTTAATACTCCAGTATTCTTATCATAAGAAACTACTCTACCAACTGCAGTAGATCCTACACCAATAGTTTGAGATATTAAACTGTCAGCAATAAAATTTGCGGTGCTATATCCAGTTCCTACTAATTTTAAGGCAGATAGTGAACTAGCTTTACTCTCATTTAAAACCGAGTCTGAATTATAAGACAAAGGATTTTGTACTATTCCAACTCTTGCTATTTGATTTCCTGTTATAAAGTCTGGATTTTCATTATCATTTTCAATCCTTGAATAAACTAAAACTCTGTACGCACCCAACTCTCTATAAATGTCATATCCATGTCCGTTTTGTGGTGGAATAATAACATCAAAAACTGGACTAGATGATCCAGTTGGAACAGTTCCAGAAACTAAATCAATTGTTCCATAAGTATATCCAGAACCACCATTTGTGACTATTACAGATCCTACTTTTGAGTCGGCATTGACTGTAATAGTACACTCAGCTCCAGCGCCATCGCCGTAAATAGGAACTCTGGTATAAGTTCTACTTGCAGTTCCTAAACCTACGCCTCTATTAGTTACTGTTACAATTTTAATTTGACCACTTGTTAGCGCATTATTTCTAACTGCAGAATAATCTGAATTTGTTTCCCAATCAGAAGGAACAGGAATAAAATTAGTAGAATCAAATTTTACCAGTTCACTTGGTTTAATGGTAAACAAATATTTCCATATATAACCGTCTTCGCTGTCTCCCGCTGATCTTGGTTCTAAATCAGTAAAAGTTGGCTCATCTAGAGATGGTTTTCCGCTAGGATTTTCTGGATCAACACCATTATAAAGACAAATATAAACTCTATAATCACTATTAACTACATAGTAGTTTGCTGAATATAAATTTGTGGAATTTGATGGTACTGATACTTTAGTTCTATTAATATCATGCCTATACATATCATAAATTGTTCCTGTTGTCCAAGTGACTTTTCTAACCACTTGACGAACATCACTACTCAAAATTTTCTTCAATGCAATCATTGTATCCCAGTAATCATTCTGTTCATCAAAAGAATCTTTTGGTGCTGGAGGAACAGAATCCCAATTTGCATCGTAATTTGATGCATTTGGAAGACCTACAAAGGTATAATAGCTACTTGTGGTTGAAGTAGCTGCTGCGACAAAATTCTTTGCGTTTAATACTCTAAGTTGATCAGTTATAATTGCAGACATTTTACCGTTTTTTATCTATTTATAGTTATTGTTGTAATGTAGTTGAATATCCAACGTATCTCAATGGATTTAATCTTTGAACAATTGGTGATGTAGAAAGACCAGATATGCCATTTCGAGTATATGCTGTAAAGATTGTAGGATTCTTTCTTGTAGGAACACTTATTCTGCCCCAACTAAATTCACCATAGAAATTACTAAATCCAGTTCCAGTCAATCCATTATAATTCAAGACACTAACCACAACTCTTGAAACGTTAGTTACGCCGACTCCAGGAACGCTTGTAGATGCTATAGAAACTGATGCAACCTTATAAACATTATCTAAACAAGTTGTACCAACGCCAACAATTGATGAGTTGGAATCTAGAGAAGTAATACCAAATCCAATATTAGAATTGAAAACTGTAAAGTAATAATCTGTCTTAATACCACTAATACCAGTCGTTGCAATTCCAACATTAATGTTAGTATTTCTTAAGTAAGAATCTGTTGGAACAAATAAATCAAATACAATTCCAGTGGATGCAACACCAACAGTGGTAGTTTTTATGCCAACTATAATTCCAAAATCACCTTCATAAGTAACATCTTCAATTTTCTCATAATTAAGTGCTGGATACTCAATTAAAACTTGAGGTGGTTTGGATGAAGTATATCCGAATCCAGGATTTGTAATTGTAAATGAAGTAACAATACCAGAAGTGATAGAAGAAATCGCTAAAGCAGTACTTCCTATTCCTACAGAAGTTCCAAATCCAATTGGATTTGAGATAGTAACTGAAGGTGTAGTTGTAAATCCAGATCCACTATTAGATAAAGAAATAGAGGAAACTGTTCCTGCGGCAGATACTATTGCAGTTGCTGAAGCACCTACAATAGTGTCCTGAGAAGTTACTAAAATCTTCGTCTTGAATGGTATTGTTGCGTTTTCTCTAGAATCATCAAAGAATATCTTTACGCTTTGTACAAATATCTCAGTTGAACCAATACCAACGTTACTAATAATATTTGATAGTGGTTGGATGAGTGGCTCATATAACTCTCTATCCTTTCCAATTTCCTTTCCATTAATAATCTTATCCTCAGTTTGTCTACACCAAATAAGTGGTCTAGATAGATCTTCATCAAGAGTTAATCCTGGTCCCGGATATGAATTTGTTTGAATGGTATCAGAAGCAACTATTTCGGTAACAAGTCTGTCATCTTCTTTAAGTAGAACGTTATCACTATTCAGTCTTACATCATCTCCAATTTTTATAGTTTCTAAAATATCAGCAAAAAGAACATCTACAGACTCGGTTCCTTTATAGAATATAATCTTACAACTATCTCCTTCTTTTGGAGCTTCTGTAAATGTTATAATACTACCACCTTTGAAGATATATCCAGATCCTGGAACTTGTAGTACATCATTGATAAAGACCAATAAAGTCGCTTGAACATCAATATTTGATCCAACTCTTGCTCTAATTGAAGTTTGTGTTCCATTTATCTTTATTGGGAATGTTCTTCTTGTTCCATTAAATAAGTTTTCTATTTTATCAATTACTTGAAGGTCTCCTACTGACCAGGCAGAAAACGCATCGGAAAATACTTGATCAATTGATAATTCAAAATTTCTAAATGGTTTAGAAGGATCAGTTGGTATTCCAGTCAATCCTCCAGTAGGTACAGTTAATACCTCCGAGACCTTATAAGCATATCCAAGATTTTTAATTTCAAAATCAGTAATACTAGATGCCTGACCAACAACAATGTTTACAGTTGCTGCAGTTCCTATACCCGAGTATCCAGGAGCATATATTAGAGGAATATTTGAATAACTTAATGGAGAATCAAATACTACTACAGGAGGATTGGATGAAGTATATCCTGAACCTGGATTAGTGATAGTAACATTATTGGAAACATGTCCAGAAGAAATGGTTGCAAATCCAATAAATTCATAATTAACATTTCCAATGCTTGCAGTTTTTACTCCAACATCCACAAACCCAATAGTTGGTGAATTCAGACTTATCAATACTGTGGAATCTGCAGTGATTCCCTGTGATGATGTATTTCCACTACCTATCAATACATGTGATATTCCTACACCAACTATGGGAACGTCTATGAATGTAGATCCTATATTAATAGTATTAGATGAAGATAAACTCAATTTTTGAATAACACCATTTGAATTATTGATAGGAATAATGGTAGATCCAGCACTAATTGAAGTGGAGGTTTGAGTAATTATTTCATACTTTGATTGACCCCTATATCCAGATCCAATATTTCCAACACTAATTGAAGAAATTGTTCCTCCAACTGAAACTATTGATGTTCCTCCTGCAGATACTAGCGGTTGATATCCAAATCCTTGAGAAGAAGCAACGGAAACAATCACTCCACCTCTAGGTATACTTGCAGTATTAACATCATATGATGTAGATGAAATACTTCCGGTGAATGCTAATGTTGTTATTCCGGCGCCATCGGACATCTTATAATCACCTTGAATGCTAATAGTTCCAAGTCTTTGTGGTTCTTGGAATATATTATTAATAAGAAGAATTATAGATCCTGTAGAAATTCCACTTACATCAGATTTATTTGAAGTTAATTTAAATTGTGTTTGAATTCCAGTAAATTGTTCAGATAATCCATCAAAAATATAATTTTTGTCATATGAATCAAGAGTTCCATTTTCAAGACCAGATCTTAAAAAAACTCTTCCACTAAATGTGGATCTTGTCGTAATTCCAGTATAGTCTCTAGAATCTGGTTTATTTGTGATTGTTCCTATTGGAGAGTTTCCATAAGGTGCTTCTACGAAATGTATAGTGTTATCAATGATATTATAGTTTCCAGTAATTTTTGTTATTAGAGATCCATTTAAATGGTTTGCTGGATCAGTTCCCATCCAACCTCTATCAACTAGAAGAACATTAGTACTTCCAAATCCAACTGTATTGACCTTTATAATTTCATTATCAACCTTAAGCAAATCTCCTCCAAATATCGAAGTTATTCCAGAAAGAGTAATAGTATTCTCATTTAATGAAGATGACCTCGATAGAAATGTAGTAGTTGATGTTGATACAATTGGCGTTTGAATCAAATTATCAATAGAAATTAAAGACTTTGCATTCTGCTTTAATGAAGTTAATTTATGAGTAGTGCCAATACCAACAGAAGTCAAACTAAACACTTCTGGAACTGTTTTTAGTGCATTTTGAGCAGAAGATGCTAATTTAATATTAAGATCATTTACTTTAACAACAAAAACACTTGATGGTAGTTTATCAGTTGTTCCTATTCCAGTGATAGTTGTGGTTGCAATCCCAATTGGAGATCCATCACCTTCACTATATGCCAATTCTTCTCCAGTAACAAAATAATGCTTAGGAATTCTTATTGTATCTTTTGTAATATCTACAATTGTAGAATCTGAAGCATTAAATACTCTTTGGAAAATAGGATTTTGTTGATGATATAGGTTGAATGATTTTTTAATCGAATTGTAAGTCCCTTGATAACCTGTAAACTTGGAATCAATTCTTGCATTTTCCAAACTATAGAATTCAAAAGAATTATCTACATCAACAACGCGCATAGCGTGCTGATAAACTCTAACATCAACATTTATATTTGGATTTGGTGTAAAATACAAACTGGTTCCTGTAGCACCAACACCAACTCCCATTGTACCTAGTCCAGAGGAAGACTCAACTATACCAAACTCAGCAAGATATGCATCAGTATCATCATCAACAACTGTAATCTCTGATGCTTGATATGTATTATTTGTTTTGTCCTCAACTACTACAAAATAATATGCTCCAGAATGATCTAAACTATAAGTTGAAATTTTATTTTGTGTTGGTGTGGGAGACGATGATATTGAAACATAACTGGACTGGACTTGACCGGTATTAAATGTCAATGATCCCGTATTAGTTCCTATAGTGCTTGCTACAGAAACTCTAACTGTATTGGCAATATATGTTGTTCCTAATCCAACATTTGGAGTAAAATCTAAGTTTATATTGGATCCAGAAATATAAGCGGTGTAAGAACCTATTCCATCTCCAACATATCTAACTCTACTTTCGTTTGAAAGTTGTCCATATTCAAGAATACTTACATTATTTCCATCGTGAATAAGAGTCAACTCGTTAAATTCATAATATTCTCCATTTGTGGACGAAAGTTCTACTAATACTTTAGATGCTCTATATGTTGATCCGATACCAACAATAGTTGTTTGTGAAGAAGTTCCTGATGGTATAGTCGCAGTGGATGATTTTAATTCAACAATATTTCCAAGAGATGTACTTCCAATTCCAGAAATAATATCAGTAATTCCATAAGACATCACACTAATATCATAATCATTAACTAAGAAGTTCAATGGATAAAATCTTAAAGTTCCTTCAGATCCAAAAATAGAAAAATCAAAAGATCCTAAATCTCTATTAGTTTCAACTCTTGCATATTGACTCAAATAACCTTCTAGTCCATCATGTAATAATGAAACTAGATAGACCTGCCTCAGACCAGTAAATCTTTTGTCTCTTACATAAGTTACATATTTTTTGGATCTTATATCAGATAGTCTAAAGGTATCAGCATTTGCATAGTTATTTTCTGCAGGAACATTTGAAAACTGATCACTGAAATCATCAATCATTAAAACTCTATTTCCAAGTGATTGGAATTCATCTTGGAGAGAGACTGTATTGAGAATAATTTCATTTGAAATATAATTATCAGAAATTTTTATAGTTTTTTCTCTAGCAAGATCAAAATCATTAACACAATTTAGATCTATTTCTTGAATTAAATCTGATATGCCAATAAAACTTCCTTCGTTTTGTGCAGTAGATATTCCCGTAAAAGATGCATCAATAGACTCAATTTCCAAGTCACCAAATTTTTTGAAACCAACTGTGTGGTTTAAATTACCAATAGATTCATTCCAAGTTTCATAATCAACTTTCGATTTAATAGAATATGAAAAATACTGATAATAATTATTATCTGAAGTTACTTGTAGTGCATTATTTAAGAATCCAGTTTCTTTATTCCACCCCTTGTTCACTACTGCAGATGGGCCTATTAAATAGACAGCATTAAAATCTTGCACATCTCCAATAGTTCCTTTGGCGTTTGAAGTTTCTCCTCTAATAAATTTACCTTGATCAAATGAATCTGAAGAAGAAACTTTAATCTGTTCTGTGTCAGAATTCCACTCTAATACAGTTCCAGAATAAGATTCGCTAGTAACCTTTTCACCTACTATAAATGCACCTGGTTTCAATACAGGATTAAAAACTGGAAAGTATTTTTCAGGAACAACGATGCCTGCAGAATTTTCTGCATTAAATGTTCCGGGAATTTCTGATCCAGATAAGTAATTTGAAAGATTATATGTAATAGAAGCTCCAGATCCTCCATATTGCGGACTTACTGAAGTTAATGTAAATAATGCATAATCATAATTCTTTGAGTTATATCCCTTTGCAGTTGTTGCTATGCCAACACTTACATTTTCAACCAGAACTCTATCGCCAACATTAAATGGAAAAGTCTGACCAAAACTATAGTTTACACCAAGTTCTATAGTTACATCTTTTGTGGAATTGTTAAATGTTACATTGTCAATGGATACTCCATTTGAGTTATTAATAGGCACAATACGTGGTGTTGCATTATTAATTCCATCAGTATTTTTTATAATATCAACTTCTTTTGTTTTTATATTAAATTTCAAATCAACATCAGTAACGACTTTATTTGTAACTGAATCAATAACTACTAAATTTGGAGATAATGTGTAGTTAATTCCAACAGAAGAAACGCCGATGTTATCAAAAGTGGAAAGTGGTTTAACTTTTAATACTTGAGGTAGTTTGGAAGATGGACTCAGAGTAATATCTGATGGATAATCAAATCCAATATCATCAATGTCAATTCGATTAATGTTTCCAATTGAACTAGTGTTTGGATTTAAAATTGCATCTCTTCCAATCTCTGAAAATACTGAAGTTATTCCGGGTAAAGACTGATAATTTTTACCGCCGGACAATAAATCAATTTCACTAATTGCACCAATTGCTGTTTTAGAGTCTGTAAAATATTCAAAAAGTCCATCAGAACTTGTGTAGGATGTTTTTTCTGGATAATCAATTATATTGAATGTGAAAGTCGTTTGTCCAACTCCAACTACATTATGAAAACCAGAGTATGAACTTCTTGTTAGTTTTAATGTGTTATTAGAATCTACATTCTCATCGTCTATTATAATTTCCTTTTTAACCGTTGAGTTGTTGAACAAATCAACAGGAACCAAACGATAGTACAAATCTGTCTCTACGCCAGAAGTAGTTAATTTGACAGAAGAAGTAGAATCAATACCAATTTTTCCTGTTTTTATTACACTAAAATTAGAAGATCCTTCAATTTTATCAAAAACCTTAGTAAAATTAGAATTAGAATAGATTACAAAATCAAATGCTGAATATAAATTAGCATTCTTTGTAAAGGAAAGTGATCTATCTGATAGATCAAAATTTATTGTTTGATTGGGAATAATAGGAATACTAGGATTGACTAATGAAATAGATCCTTCAGAAGTACTCGTAAAGTCTATAATTTCTGGAACTTCTTTAGTCGCATTGTAATAACTTGAAGATAATCTAATGTAATCTTTATTATATCTCACAATATAATAAATTTTATCATTTTCCAAACCTCCAATTGAAGTTGTCGCATTATAAACTACTTTTTGTCCTGTAGTATACTCATGATTTTCAATGTATATCTTATTGTCTGATAAATTTACTGCAGATGCAGTGAAAGATCTTGGGTTAACAAGAAGTCTTTTGTTTTCATCATTATATTTAATTACTACATTGGTGGTAATTCCTGGAAGAGAATCAATAAAAATACTATCTCCTCTTTCTAATCCATGAGTTGAAGCCGCGGCAACAGTAACTGTGTTTCTTAAAACTTCTCCAGTTAGAACATTGGAGTAATTTGTCTTAAAACTGTGATTAACACCAGATCCTACATTTGTAAAATAAACTGTTGATGTTAAGATACTGCTGTTTATTCCTACAAATGATCCTGTTGATCCCAATCCAACTTTATTTGTAGAAATACCGATTAAATCATCAGATACTTTTGCAACATAAATTACTTGATTATCAAGTAATTGGAAACTTGAAGCGCCATCATCAGAAACAAAGAATGGAGATCCTCCATTACTAGAGTAAATTAACTCATCTCCAGTGTTTAATGAATGTGATTGTAGATATATTGTTTTAGTCGGAACAAAAATATTAGTGATTCCAGCACCTGGATTTGAAAAATATAAAGTTGATCCGATTCCCACTCCAGAAGTCGTACCAAGACTGAGTGACTCTGTTGGATTAAAATATAGTTCTCTATTAAAATTAAAGTTAAAATTGCTGTTATTATTTCTAAATCCTATGGTAAATTTTCTTGTTTGTTCATATAAAACCGTAGATGCTGTATGAGAAACTCCTACAGTTGAATCATATCCTCTTAAAACCTTAATTCTAGAGGAAAGTTCATCTACAGAAAGAACTTTAACCTTTTCATTTTCAACTTTATAAACGTCATTTTCTCTAATATATGAGAAGTCTAAAGATCCATTTATATCAAAATAAGTGACAATTCCGGTAGATGTAGAATTTCCTACTGCTTTTGATAGAACTAAAGTGTGAGTATTAACTCCAACTACAAAAAACGAATTAAAAATCTTAACAGAAGTGCTTAAACCAGATATTGAAACAATATCATTGCTTATAAAACTATGTGGTAATGAAGAAAATCCTACAAGTTTATTTCCATTATTATATGGATAAAATTCAACTCCTTGAGTGTAGGTAGAAGCAAAACTAATTGATTTTATTTCTTTTCCTTTTACAAACGATACTTGACCGTAAGCATTGAACCCGCCAGAATTAGTATTATTAAAATTGATAGTATCTCCTACTTTATATCCAGAACCTCCAGTAACAACTCCAACATTAGATAGTTGTCCAACAGAAGTTGATCTTACAGTAACTACTGGTTTTCTAACTTTTAATGGATCAAATACGAAATCATATCCAGAGTTATTGCTTTTTAGATTGTATGGTTTAGTGTTCCTCCAAATTCCAGATTCTGTATAATTAAAATTATTTTGGTTTATGTTTCTATCATAATTTACATCAATTGGAGTAGATTTAAAAGTATTACCAACTATGTAAGGGAAAACTGGTTTTTTGTAATTCCTGAAGACACCGGCAGTTTCTGTTAATCCATTATTAATTGTAGTAAAATATGCATAAGTTCCGTTTGGATACTCTGGTGTTACACAAAATCTTCCATTATGCTCATCTAAATCTCCACTTGCATTATATTGATAATCTTCAACAAAAAATCCTTCTGGATATATTCTTTGTCCTGTAGTAGAAATTGGATCTGGTCTATCACTAGAAGGCAATGAAATATATCCAGATGTAAGTTCTCTTACAGATCCTCCTGTTTTTTCGCTATAACCATATGGTCCGTAAATTGGATTTCCATCGTATGCCCATCCAATTATAGGTGAGTGTGTGGTAGAAACTACCTCTCTATTGTTTACTAATTTTAAATCTGGTACATAAACTTTGTTCCCATTTACATAATCAATACCAAATACACTTCTTCTTAACTTTCTTGGTGCATATAAATGACAATATTGTGAACCACTTACAGTATATGAAGAGACCTCAACTACACCATCATCATCCACAATTTGTTCATCATTTAAATATCTTTCTACAGTGTTAATAGTCCAAGATTTTATTTTTACTTCGTGTGAGAATCCATTTCCAGAAGGAACTATATTTAAGAAAGTTCCCGTAGTATTAAATCCGACTCCGCCATTAACAACCTTTACTTCAACAATTTTACCAGAATTTACAATAGGAGTTAAAACTGCACCGGTTCCTATTCCCAAAACTTCAATTTTTGGTGCGGAAGTATAATTATTACCACTATTGAGAACTATAACTTCTGTTATTCTTCCTCCATTAAGTACGGGTGAAAGTTGAGCTCCTGATCCAATACCCAAAGTAATTTTTGGTTGTCTTTCGTAATTAATGATTTCAGAAGACCCATATCCAACACCAGAATCTTTAATAAAGATGTTGCTAATTTCTCCTTTAAAACTTGGTTGTAGTTTAGCACTAAAATCTTGTCCAGTTAGTGTAGATACACCAATTTTTCCAGATACACTTACAACTATGTTGGGGTAGTTAAATGTATGGTATGAAGATCCTACCGAAGTCAGATTTATAAACTGTTTGGTTTTAAAATAAAAATCTTTATTTGTAGTAGCAATTCCAACTTGAGATAATTTGAATTCATCTTTATTTACTGCGGTAATATAATATGATTGATTATTTGATAATCCGCCAACTGCAGAACCTGTCGAATTATATACAACAATTTCTCCAGTTTTATAACCATGATCAATTATTTTAATAGTATTTGATGAAGTGTGAATTCCGGAGATGGCGCAAGAAATTTTTTTATTAGTATATCCAGAACCTAAATTCAATACACTAACATTTGATATTTTTCTCTTTGATAGTGTGGATTCTATTAGATGAATTCCAACACCATAAGAAGTTAAATCTACTGTGTTTATACCAGAAACAGCATCATCTAAAGTTTTATGCAACCTAACATTATATGCATCTTGAACAGAAACATGATACTGTGCATTTGTTGATAATCCGCCAACTCCAGTTTGTCCCTCAGTTAGATATGTAACTCTTTCATAATCTCTAAATTTATGATAAGATGAAAAACCAATTGTATTAGTAGTTAGATTAACAAATCCAGAACTTTGAATTGAATTGAATGATACACTATGCCTAAATGAAGTCATATTAGGTTTAGCATATGCTCCATATCCATTTCCACCTGTTATGGTTATAATTGGATCTTCAAGATAATCAAATCCACCATCTATTACATCTATTTTTTCTAATTTTCCAACAACGTGAGCAAAAGCAGATGCACCATAACCAACACTATCTTCTACCAATACAGTAGGTGTGTTAATTACATCATAATTTTCTCCGCCACCAATGACGTTTATGGATTGAATTCCACCATAAAAAACTTTATCTGTAGATTTATAACTATAAGCTTCTACACCATTCACAAATATTCCAACTGGACCTGTTGGAGTCTCTGATACTACATCTGCAGAAACAGGTTTTGATATTTTTTTTATATAACCTTGCTGCGATAGTGGTGATATATTAAATTTTAATCTTTTAAAAATATTATTTTTTGCAGTTCCAGATACAGTTACAAATTTATTTTTATATAAATCCGTTTTACTGCTTGCAATTTTTATTGTAGTATTATCTACTCTTTTTACAAAATAAGTTTTTTCAGAAATATTCAAGTATTCATCTGGATTAAAAGCATTTCTACTGTAAACAATAGCATCACCAGTGATAAATCCATGTAAATTGGTTGGATTTCCAGAACTTAAATCTAAAGTTTCTCCATTAAAAATTCCAGAGAAAATAACATTAGTATTCTTTGTATTTACATCTTCGTCCAAATAATTTGGCAATGAATTGGATGTGACATATATTTCGTCTTCATTGTTTAAATAGACATTTTGAATATTAGCAGAGTATGAATTGACATCTGTGTAATTGGTGAATTTTGGTTTTTTCAAAATCCTCTCAATTACATACTTCAGGGTAAGATTATTAATCTTTACTCCTTCTACTACAATCGAATATTCATTATTAACACTTACAACTTTATAATTATCTTTATCGCCATTTGGATTTATTAATCTTAAATTATCGCCAAGTGAAAATGAATGTGGATCGTAAGTACTTACTTCGTAAGTAAAAACATTTGTTATTAGATTAGAAGAATTAGGTCCACTAATAGTTTTGACGTTATACTTTGTAGCAAGATTAAAAATCCAATTATTTGCTAATATACCTTTTGGATTGTATCCTAAAGAAACCGCACTCAGTGAGTCGCCTTTTTTCATTAATGTGTTTCTTGAGTCATAATCGACTTCAGATAGAACACCAGTTATTCTAACCTTTACAGTTGAAACACCAACATTAGCATAAGCATACTGATTTAATTTTAGATCAGTTCCTGTTGGAATAGAAATAGAAGGTGATGATGTAATGTAAAATTGAGTAGTATTTTTGTTGAAATATGAAATAGTATAATCAATTCCATTTACATTAAAATCTAATTGTCCATTTGAGGGAAATCCAATAGTAGAATCAGCATCAATAACAGTGCTACTAGTAGATACTCCTGCAATTACTTTCGTAGACGGATGTATTGAAAAGTTTCCGTAAATAGATCCACTAACAGTAAGATCTTTATTATAATCATAGTCAAGACTTAAGACATAAAAGGTTCTTCCGGATCTTTGAATTTTCTCAACTTTAGTAACAGATCCATAAGCCTTATTATAGCCTCCAACTTGGTCTTGATATAAAGTCCTATTCTCAAGATCCATTGGATCTCCAGAAATAGACTCAACAACCAAATCTCTAACAACTCTATATTGAGCATCAGATGGTTTGAGTAAATAATCTCTTGGCTTAATTACACTTACTTCCTGTCCAAATAATGCCTTGAAAAGTAATTTGTAGGAATCATCAGTTCCTTTTGATGAATAAAAACTCTTTGCATTTTTAATAAAATTTCTTTCATCCAGACCTTCTGCAAGCGTTCTATTTTCAAATCCAGGAACTAATTGTGATTTTATTTTTGTTAAAAATTCTTTTAAGAATAAAGAACTTAAGTTTGCAACAGTTGTTTTTGAGGTATGTTCTGCAATTTCAGATGTTGAAAATACGAGTTGATCTGGTTGATTACTTGCTCTATAAGAAGTTATACCGCTAAACCCTCTAGTACAATCTTTGAAGGAAGTAGAAGTTTTTGATGAATAAAGTATGATTTCCGAATCAATTTGGATAATTCCATTGGTATCGGGAAATCCATATGTAGATGCGACGTTAATTGTAGTGTCTACAAATTCAACATCACTTGTCAAAATAGTTGAAGATGGAGATTCTACAACAAACTCTAAAACATCACCGGGAACAGCAGGAGTAACTAGTATTACTGAAGATCCATCTGTAGCAAAATAGTCAGTATCTTTCAGTAATTTAGTGCCATTTTTTAAGACAATAAGATCATTTACCGAATAACCACCACTAATTTGAAAGAAAGTTTGTGGAGATTGTGGTTTTACAGTAATTGTTCTGGCAAATGTTGATTTATAAAGTTCATCAACTTTTAAATATTGATCAATATTTTGAAGAATATCAAGTGTTGATCCTTGACCTTCTACAGAGTTGTAATACTCCTTAAGGAATTCACTAACAAGAGGATATTCTTCTAGTACAAAATCGGGAAGTTGATTTTGTACGATTGAACCAATTTTAATTCTTGTATCTGCCATCTTATTCTCTTACGATTGTTCCGTTGCTATAGCTTGCTGTTTTTGTGTAGGTAGACCCTGAAGGATCTTCTCCAGAAGATATTTTGTCTGATAAAGTATTTAACGTTACATTATCAATGCTTAAATTCAAATAAAGATCTTGTAGTCCGATTACATCATTTGATTCTGGTATTGCAGAGATTTCAATAATTGGTTCTCCGCCACTATCTTTACTCGTAGATTCAATTGTGATTGCACTTAAGTTTATTTCGCCCTTTACATAATCTATTGTTCCTGCATTTGCTTTAATTGTTTTGGACCCCTGAATTGAATCTAATTTGAAAATAAAAATAGTGCCAGTAAGTTTACCTTCATTTGGAATATCACTTAAGTAAACTGTATCTTGTACACCAGGAATCTTAAAACCAGAAGATTTAATATTAAATCCTCTGAGATCTTTTATGTGAAATTCATTTCCAAAACATATTTCATATGTCGCTAATCTATTTAACTCTGGTTTTAAATCGCGTCTCATTTGAACAGTTGTAATATTGGACGTGATTGATTCATGACCATCATCAATAATCTTTAGGAATTTACTATACTTAAACCTTGCTCCATACTTATTCAACTCCGATGAATTTGCATACTTTTTGATATTATTAGAAACTGTACTTGTAATATATTCTGATGAAGGTGCTAGATTATTATTATAGTAAATTGTAGAGTTTATCTCTAGTATAAGGTACTTAAGATCCATTATTTCTGGAATAATTCCAGCAACCGAATATTGCTTTAATTTTTCTTTGATAGAATCCTTTATACTATTAGGAACAAAAAATCCATTTTCTGGTTTAATTGTAATAAAAACCTTTCCGTATTGTGGAGGACTCAAATCTTCCCCACCAAAAGCAGAAACCGATTCCGTCTCTGGATATATCTGAGGTATAATCGCCTCAAAATCACTTGCAGTTACGGCACGATTTTGTGCTGCATAGATTTTAGTTGCATATTTTTTGATTGAATCAACGGATTCAATTTCTCTACCTCCACCAGAAACAATATTTGTAGTAATTAAAGAAATCCCGCTAATTATATTAAATGAAGAATTATCAACAATTGTTCCATTGAAAGTAAATGAAGATACTCCATTTGCAGTTTCTCCACCTGTTATAATGTAAGAAATATCTACTATTTCACCACTAACAAGTTTTCTTCCGAGTATTCCATCGCCAAATAATAACTCATATCTTTGATCTTCAATCTCTTGAATAAAGAATATTTTTGAATCAGAATTTACTGATAAAATATTATTAGATTGAATGTATTTCTTTCTTGGTCCAAGTTGACCATCTCTTACATCTACTCTAATTAAAGAACTATCAACATTTTCATTATTTAAAATGTATCTTTGATTAGGCGTTAATGAATCTACAGTATATGTCTCAGTAATATATGTTCCTTCATAAATGTCTATATTATTAAATTCGGCAATACCATTGTTGACTGGAACGGTAATATCATCTGGAATTGAATAAACGTAACTTATTCCACTAAATGTTCCGGTTGAAGTCGCAACAATTCCTTTTTTAAGAGTAAGTGTAAGAGGTTTTTGTGGGGAAGTAGTGGTAGATGTATCTACAAAGAAAGAAACATTGGCTTTTGATGCAGTTCTGGATCTCGGAACATATCCAATGCTTCTTGCAAGAGATACTACATTTTCTCTTAGAGTCGCGCTATCAATAAACACCTCATTGCTAATCATATTAGCGTTATATGAGGAAATATATGTATTATATGCAAGAACATCTAGTATGACTGAAAGATTGGATCCTTCGAAATCATAGTCTGTAAAATTTGAATTCGATCTTAGATAATCTCTAAGAGAAGTCTTAATTTGATCGAAATCTAGATTGGTGAAGTTGACTAGTGCCATTTATCGTGTTGGTTGTAATGCAAATGATAATTGTTGAGGTAATACATCAGCACCAACGATGTAATATTTAATAGTTACATTGAATTCATAATTTTCATCATTTGGAGTTACTTCAACGTCAATTAAACTCACTCTTGGTTCATAATTTTCAATTGTATTTTTGATTTCGTCTCTTATAACAGAGGCACTTATTTCATCAAGCATTTCAAAAAGAGACTGATTAATCCTAGAACCAAGATTTTGGTTAAAAAATCTTTCACCCGGTTGAGTTAAAACAAGATTGCGAAGTGATCTGGCAATAGCCGTCTCATTTTTAATCGCAATCAGATCATAATTCAGAGGATTAACCTGAAAGGATAAACTAATATCTTTAAATGACTTGCTTATCCTTTCAGCGGGCATGAAAAATAAGTAATTCTGTCTTATTTATTAGAGATTTTTTGATTCATAAAGTGGTTCAGTGCCATATTCCCAGTCATCATAGTCATTATCATTGCGAATTTGTGAATGAATTTCATTTTGATAGAAGAAATCGTGCTTTTTGGGAGTTAAATCATCACTTGCAATCTCTCGAAGCATTTTTTGCTTCTCAACTTTCTCTTCCCAACCATATTCTGAAGATAAGTACTGAGTTCCCCACTCATTTTTCATAAAATTCTGGTCTTTATCCACTTGTTTGGTCATTTTTTTTCTCCTGATTTGTTAAATCAGAACTTTTTACGGGGTTGCTATCCCGAATATTTGTGATTTCGTACATAAAATCGTCGGAGGTCTCAATTTTGCGACGATTTTCAACAGAATATTCGGTCAAATCAATTTCATAACCTGGATTTTTGGTAATTCTGTTCTTAGTCCATGCATCATCATACCATAATATCTTATTATTTGGATATGCATAGAAATTTCCATTGTCCATTTTGAAAAGATGGGCACATTTGTGCTCTGGAGTCTCACTAAAGTTAGTATTCAGAGTAGATTTTGACTCCCATGACCAATCGAGCGTAAAAAGATATGTCCCTTCATTTTTTTCTCCTCGATAATTGATAAGTTCAGCACGTAAGTTAGCCAACCTTGAACGAACTTGAACATCAATATAAGGAGAAAAGCAATCCCACCACATGCATTCTTCTAATTGAGGAACTGGTGCATCAGATTTCCAACAAAATGCATGAATAGGTCTACGAGTCCAGTTAACACCATTCTCTAAAAATGCTTCAAAGAGAGGTACATGCTTCTCTAAGGACGCTACAGAGTGTACATCGCATAAAGTTACCTCTCCGTGACCTTTTTTATGATTGTAGAGAAATTCATTGCGAATATAACAAGTAATTGTTGGAAGATTGTGATTTAAATATGCCATAACACCTAACAAAAAAAGCAGGAATTACTTCCTGCTTATCTATAATATTAACCTTTACCTTGTCCGCGATATTTCTTTTTACGTCCATTACGAGAGGTTGCACTCAACAATGTACGTGGAGAACGTCCTTGACGTGTCTTCTTCGGTGCTCCTGGTTGAAACAGTACTTTATTACTTCCACCTTTAGCCATTTGTAATTTCCTCCATTTCAATTAAAGTTGGATCAATGTCTTCTCCCGAGTAGAAACGCTCTGAGAAGTCTTCAAGAATCTCACTACAGTCATCTATAGTGAGATTTGTATAAATTTTACGACCTTTATATAAAAGATTGTAGAGTTTTTTTGTCATCAGATAATACGAGTTTTCTCATGCCCCACTCTGATACGAGGATCGCACCAGATTTCAAATCCTGCCTCTTTTGCATCAAGACAGAATGAAACATCTTCACCGCACATATCTTGAACTTGACCAGACTCAAAGACTTGCATTTTAGGTGCAAACCAAGGATATTCGAGGTTTTCAAAAACACCATTCTTGATGAGTACCCAACCAAAACCAGTGTAATCAACAGTGAAAGGTTTCCGACGTTTTTGAATAGACTCAACGGTTTCATGATTCATCACTCCACCATTCTTGCGGAAATCATCTTCCTCCAACCAGTGTGCGACAGAAGTTGTGTGCCCATCCTCTGTAGCATACCAACCAGCAGTGATTTCCCGCTCAGTACCATCTTCACTCAGAGAAAGATCACAAAGTTGCCAGAATTTGTTTGTGTCAAAGACAATATCCGAGTCAATCCAAAGTTGATAATCATATTGCAGTTTTCCATCCCAAGGAATTTGCTTTGGTCCACGAAGTACATTTGCACCCAAACATTTGCAACGTGCAAAATTAACCATTGATGAATAATCTTGAGAGATTTGAATACTCATTCCATTCTGTACCATATCAAAGCACAGTTGCACAAAGTTCTTCAGAAAAATAAAGGAACACCCACGACCAGGAAGACAAAATACAATTGACTTTCCTCGCATCCTTTCTTTAATCGCATCAATATCCCAGTCTTCTTTTTTGGATGTTGGTGCTGTTGCTTTTACAGTAAATCCTTTTGCCATAAAAAAATAAAACCTTCAGATCAATTTTAACAGTCTATATATGCAGTTGTCAATGCGAAGAGTTTAAACTCATTTCTTTCTGAAAAATCAATTCCTCATAGGATAAGTCTTCTATAATATAGTCAGTTTTCATAATTCCTACCATATTGTTAATGGTATTCCAAGTTGTTTCGAATTCATCCTCTTTAATAGAATGAAATAAACACTTATCTTTTGCGTAGATGTGATATATTTTTTCCGTTTGCATAAAAAATTTTTACGAAATTTTTTTTATGATAAAGTTATTTTACCATTGCATTATATATCAGACTAATCAAAATGCCCAGAGATGTTAATGAAATTCTACTCATTTGCTTTGGGTATCTGATCATCCATCCTGCAAGTATCACTCTCCAAAAATTCCAATATGGTGCTGATTTTTTCATCTCTTCTTTCTTTTTGAGGATGCTCTTTTTTGAGCAGGAGTTCTGAAGATACCTGTTGCGCAACTTTTCTTTTTCTTGTGCTTACCTCCGAAGATTCCCCATCCGTGGCAATTTACTTTTCTTTTTGGAGACATTTTTTTTTATGGAATTTTTTTTTTATGAGAGTGATAGATAGGTCGAAAAAGACATACAGTGTAGGTTAGGGTAGTGGGGCGTTTTTATATACGGGGGCAACGCCCGATATAAACAATAACAAATAAAATAAAATAACTGCTATAACGAATAAACAACTGACAACGAATAAGTATTAGTTATTCGTGTTGTTTATACTAACTGCCACCAAATCACTGTGTTATTAGAATAAAACAACGAAGTTCTTATTACTTAAGCACGAAAAAACTCTACTTATTTAATAAGAACTGACTATTCTTTATACTAACTGCCGCCAATTAACGACGAATAATAATAAGTATAAAGAATTAAGTTGCCATTAAAGATAAAAACAATCAGACAAAGTAATAATAATAAACGAAACATCTATCAGGCGATGTTTCTTACTCCACGAAAGTATAATACAACAGAGGAATGTTGGATTGTATTCTTAATTACCAGGGCACGGAGAGATCTTCTACATAACTCTTCACTGATTCTTTACTGTCTAACCCGAATAGTTTCTTCCAGTTAATCTGATGAGGATTAAAATCTTCATTCACGTTTAATTCCAGAGTGATACGATACTTATTCCTTTGTGCTTTAAGGTAAGAAGTTGCCATAAGTTAAAGAACCGAAAGAACGAATAAACTCTACTGGTTAATTCTACCAGACCTTTCAGTGCCCGTCAAGTATTTGCCCCACAACGAACTTGAGATATAAACGAATATTTTCTTCTTATGATTTCTTTGAGATTCTGATAAGATCGAATCTCTATACGAATCTTATCTAATCACGAATGACTTTGTGATTATAATCTCACAGTTGTGTTGTATTATCAATTTTCTATACGAATCTTATCTAATCACGAATGAACTTATGAGTTCTTTATTGCCAGTCTTAAGTATTATGATTTTTCTATACGAATCTTATCTAATCACGAATGACTTTGTGATTCATTCTTATCATTAGTGCTTGTGTCTTTTATAATGATACGAATCTTATCTAATCACGAATGACTTTTGTTTGTTCTGATTGTTATATTCTATCAGGTCTTATTATAATTGTCAACCAGTGCCTTATAGAAACACTCCCTTCGGTCGTGTTGTCCTTCGGACGGGTCTTTAAGTTCTTGATGTTATTATTTCTCTTTAACAGCAACAAACATACTCTAGCGACATTATGAGTACTTGTCAACTAGAAGATTATGTGATAGAATAAAAGAGTTCTGATAAAACCTTGATAATTAAATAATTTTTGATAGTATAAAACCTTCCTGACATCTTTAGAAATTCGCATAAGAATCTAAAGCAGGAATTATGTGCTTTTATTGGGTTTCGGTGAGTATTCAGTTTTGATAATCTCTTTCAGTATTTGTTTTCTCCATCAATGGTTTTATTTCATTGACTTTGGAGAGAGGGTTTTTATAAAGACCCTATGAGAACTTTGATTCTATAAATTATCAAATGTTTTATTAACTTTTCGCTTCTGTAGAATTTGACTTTTGACCCCGTAGGAAAGTTCAAATTCGCACTATGAATTGAATTGTTATGTTTATTTATACAAGTTCTTGCTGGTTTTTGTAGTTCTATCCTATGCTGATTTAATCACAAAAACCAGCACTTCGGTACTCTGACCCCTAAATGAGTTTATAAGTGCCTTGCAGGGGCATATAGACGTGTCTGGGAGTGTTTATAATTTTATAGTGGTGTGCCGATTTTTGGAGTGTCCTGGGGGTATTGACAAAACAGCGCTGATGTGTTATAATGCAGGCCAAGACCGCGACAAGAACTCACATTCTTTAAGGTTTCTTAAGGTATTAACTACATTCTTTAAGGTTTCTTAAGGTATTAACTACATTCTTTAAGGTATTAATCATAAGAACTCACATTCTTTAAGGTATTAACAATATAACACTACCATTATATCAATTTATCAATCTCTAATCATAGTAATTCTCAATATTAACCTTTTCTTAAATAGCATTTACCACTATATACCTTTTAGTGGTAAACTCAATCAAATGGAAACCAGATTACTGAAACTTGAAGATACAAAATACTTAAAAGATTACCCTGAATATGGTGTAGACACAGAAGGAAATATATGGTCTTTTAAGTATAAGAAACCAAAGATACTTTCTCCTGGTTGGAAGAAAAGAAATTGTGGATATAGAGCAGTATTACTATCTGACAAATACGGTAAAAAAAGAAACTTTCTAGTTCATAGATTAGTTGCTCTTGCTTTCATTCCAACAGAAGATATTACAATGGAAGTAAATCATCGAAATAAAAACAGTGCAGATAATAGATTAGAAAATCTAGAATGGGTAACTAAAAAAGCAAATGTAGAATATAAAGCAGTTGTAAATGGTTTTGAAATAGATAAGTTTATATTAGAAAAAGTAAAAGAAGTTCATTCTGCAAGCATAAGAAAAGGATTACCAGTTCCTAACTCTTATGAATTTATGAATAATATGATTGAAAGCGCACTGGAACAATATATCAATCAATATGGACTTCGTAAAGTAATGAATACTTCACCTAAATCTTAATCAACTTCCTACATAACTCAAATCTTTTCCATTCTTCATCAGTAAAGTTATCAGAAGCATAAGGGATTCCTACAATATAAGAACAACTACGATTAACTTTTTCTTGATATGGAATAGATGTAATTGTAGTTGCTAGAATCAGTTCAATCATAAGTGTAAAAAGGAATAGTAGAGATTACTTGATCGTTTGTATCATACTTTTCATATAACCATTGATTGTTTCTGATGTGAGCATAGGTGTGTAGATTTTGTTGATGATCTTCCTGAAAATAGGATCCTGCTTGAGCATCGTAGATGAAATCAAGATCGTGAAGAAGTGAGTCAAATGTCATAATTAAGATTCAAAGCATCCTTTATATCAAGCAATCAAAAGAGAAATCTATTTGGTATTACACAAATTCCATTAGGAAATAATCAACAGTAATCTCCAACTCTGCTGCTTTTCTTTCAAATTCCATTGCATATTCATCAGCATAAGTTTCATCTTCGTGCTGGCAGAAAAGATCCAGTGTAGATTCATTCATAAAAGTCATTTGTTCAGTTTGATGAGTTCTTTTTGAATAGTCAGTATATCGTAAATATCATCTACATCAGCAAGATCAACAGGTGCAAATTCAGAAAGATTTACAGTGTTATCTTTGTAGATAGGAGCATAATACAATTCATTCTCATCAGGATCAAGAGTATAAACACAACCGTGATCTTGTTTTTGAAGAATAATCATTTGAGAGAGTTTCATCATTCTAATGTCAGAGAATCAAAAGTAATAAAAGTAAGTTCAGTTAAAACATCATCATCAACTGGACCAAGTTTATCATGAATTGCATCTGAAATCAATTCATACATTGTCGAAACATAGCGATCATTGTATCGAATATAATCAAGCACTTCTGATTTAAGTGCATCAGACAAGTTGTGAAGTGTTTGAGATGAAAGTGTCATTTTGTTTAATTAGACATCACTTTGTTGAACAATGAATCATATGATTCTTGGTCTACACCATCAGGAATACCAACATCATTAAAGAATCCAATCAGAGATTGCAGAACTTCAAGTTCTTCAGGTGTGAATCGGAAAATCATTTCAGTCATTGGTAAAAATTAGGCACCCAGAGAAGTTCTACTGATTCATTATGTTGTTGAAATACTTCTTGCCATTCCATAAAAATAGCACTTGCATTTGACCTATTCTTTTTCTTCTTGCTCTTCGTCAGTTTAATCATTCGCTTTTCCATCTGCAGAAGAGTGTTTTCTGCTTGAAGATTCAGTTGTTCTTTGTTCAATGATTGTAAGGCGTTTGGTATATTAAAGAAGCGAAGTCATAATTTAGCGATTGATAAGAGTTTTCACTTCATCGAAAGACTTACATTGTCCTGCTTTGATTGCATTGATAATGCTAGTCGTAATCATACCACACTGATGATTTGCATTACAAATCGCATAGACAGGAGTGCGATCTTGAATGTCGAAAGTGGTTTTGATCAGCATTGTTTGTTTTTATGTGGGACAGATGAAAGAGAAGAAAGACTTATTGATAGAAGCGATTATGAATTTCATCGCGCAGACTTTTCAGTTTGCGAACATCAGAAATATATGCTACATCAGGATGATAATGATCTTCAAAACTTGCATAACCAAGAACATCAACAATGTCTTGAACAGTCAAATCATCGTACTCTTGCAACTCACATTCATCAAACTGATTAAAGTAGCGAGTCAGAAAGAACAGAGCATCAGAGTAGATAGTTTCAGTGAGAGTTTGAGTCATTGTTGTTAAGAAAGAAAAAGGAAGGAAGAAAAGAACTAATCAACCAGTGCAACTCTTACATCTTCTGTAATTCCATTCTTATCATTCGTCACCTTGATATAAACAATACCAGCATCAATCAGTGGTTGAAGTGCTCGCATACGTTGCGACCAATTATTAACAACATCACCATTCTCAAGAGTGAGAAGAATTTCTTTTTGTGCTTTGGTGAGTTTCATCATTGATTGAAGAAAGAGAAGAAGGAAAGAAAGAAAGAACTACACAAGAGAAAGTGCATCTTTCTTTTGCTTGGGATTGGAAACTTGCTTTACCCAAGCAGACTTGCGATTCTTAACAACTTGAGAGGGAAGTTTAGTCTTACCCTGAACCTCATTGATAAGAGAAATGAAACTGATGAAGAATTGCTTTTCCATTCGTTGAGCAGCAGTCATCTTAATTCAAATAAACAATGGGTCTTGGGTGGGACAGGCACCCCTGCTCCCTCCACCCTCTTAATATAGCACCTTTTGAGCACCGTGCTCTTTTAGTGTGCCAGCGCTACAGGTGGCACATGGTATCAGAGACTCACCTTGAGACTATGATACTTTATCCCAATGATGCTTCCAATCATAATCCTCATAATATCCACTCTTTACAATGTCATCATAAACAGTGGGAAGATTATGAATCTTTGCCTTATCCCTATTCCGAAGTTCTACCTCATTATCGTGGAGTAAAGTTTCAAGTTGCTTGATTTCATTAAATGTCTTTGGTCGGCGGTATGGGTAATAATCAGAAGAATTACCTTTGCGTTGTGTTTTAGACATTGGTTTTTCCTTTTGTTAATTTAGGTCAGAGTTGAGAAAGAATGATTTTGAGATTCTCTAGATGTTCTTTCTTCTCATCATATTCTTCACTCAAATCATCAACAGAATTATCTTCATAATTTGTCTCCTCTCGAATCTGCCAAGACAGGTCTTCTAAATCACCTTCAATTTGTTTGATGAAAAATTTGATTGTTTCAGTTTTAGTCATTTTTGAAAGTGTATTGTGAATTGGTCGAAAGACTAGAGTTGAACCAGTACTTTCATCATTGCAGAAACTTCTGCTTTTGTATTCCAAGCAATTACATCTTCAGTCATATTTCCATTGGGTCGAAAGATTGCAACTTCATATGTATTATCCGTCACATTACCATATAATCCACTTCCAGGAAGTCCAGAAACAACAGAAATACTCCATTCATTGCTGAACTTATACCTTGCTTGAATTGCACCAGGAATAGGGTGTGCTTCGAATTGGAGTTGATCGAACATTGGAGTTGTTGTTATGTGGGACAGATGAATTAGAAACTAGGCAAGGCGCTTTTCACAAACAGGACCAATTCCCATCTGTACAGAGAGAGGGTCATTCAGAGTGCGACCGCAAATAGAGCAAGAACCAGTCTCGTGCCCATAAATCTTTGCCAGTTGCAGGAGATTGTCATTAGCGTCCTCTAGCAGATTTTTAACATCTTCGGAGACATTACCTTTCAACTCACCGTTTTGAGTAATCTTACCAACATATTGGTTGTTCTCAAAAACATAAACACAACCGATATTTGCACCCTTATTCACAGTGGAGAGAGTAATACCAGGCAGTCGCACTTGAAACTTGGTGCGACGGTTTGCACCTGCATCATACATTTTCTCCACCAGATTGATATACTCACCATTCTCAACAGGAGTTTGAGAATCAATCACACTTTGAGTTGCAAGATAGTGCATCCAAGCAATTTGCTTTTCAGACACTTTCTTCTTCTCAACCAGATTCATTGCGAAATTATTATAGTTCAGTTTATCTTTGATATATGCTTTTGCATCATTCAGAGACTCAAACTTGCTATCAAAAGCAATCTCTTCGCCTTGCTTTTCAACAATGAAAGAAGTCATCTTAATTCAAATAAAGAATGGGACTTGGGTGGGACGGTGAGACCCGCTCCCTCCACCCTCTTAATCTACCAGAAAAAAGTTCCAGTGCCCGTTTAGTGTGCCACTGCTACAACTGGCACATCGCATCATTGGACTCACACAGTCTGATGCGACAGTGCAAACTTCACAATCTCTGTGCGATTGTTCTTATATTGCAAAATCAAATCTACAATCGCATCAACATCTTCAGGTTCAGGTTCAGGAACACACTCATCTTTTGAAAGTGCATTAAAAATACTCACAATCTCAAAGTCTGATTCAAACAGCAGATTTCGGTGATTATCAATCTCCATATAATCTTCCACTGCATCAACAGACAGTTGCAATGGAATATCAGGTCCAATCATACCCAAAGTTGCAAGACGTTCGAGGGCACCAACAACCCACATCACTTTGCATTCATCAATCGAAAGTTGTGCGTTCATTGTATCAAGAATAAAGGAAAAGAAAGGGGTGATTAACTCACACCCCACAGAGTTGTTTGGTCACAGAACCAGATGCTTGACGGTTCAAAGAAACACCAGCACCTACGTTTGCGCCAGAATAAGCACCAGCACCGTTTGCACCATTCATCTTCTTGGCACGTCCAAATCGCATTGTGGAGAGTTTATTACTCACTGCTTCGGCATCATCATGAACTCGGTTCTCTGCCAGTTTCATTTCCTTCAGACGTTCTGCAACTTTATCTGCAAATGCCTTGCGGAAATTAAGTTTGAAAGAACGGGAAACAGAATCACCACGCAGAGAGCAAAGGATTTTCTCTGCTTTATGTGCAACTTCTGCCTCTTTCTCCATCACCTGAACAAGGTAATCATAATAGAGTCGCACTTGGATTTGTTGTGCTTCACTACCAATGATTTGAAGAGACTTTGTATCTCCATTCTTCAGATATGCTTTTGCATCATAGAACGTTGCAATCGCATTGGCAAGAGTAGAAAGAGCAACATTGATTCTTTTGAAAGAAACAAACTCTTCATCAAGAACTTGAGTTTCAGTTGCTTCGCTTACAGTGATTCCATACTGTTTGCACAGTTTATCAATCATTCGGGCAGCAGCAGATGCTTCACCCTCAAAGTCAGTACCATTCTGCAGTTTCAGAATGGATTGAATCTTTGCGATAACTTGCGAACGATCCATAACAAGAAGTAAAGAATTGGACTCGGGTGGGACTGACCCCTTCCACCCTCTTAATCTACCAGAAAAAAGTTCCAGTGCCCGTTTAGTGTGCCACCCCTACAAGTGGCACATCATCAATAAGAATAAGCAGAACTTACATAATCATCATATGCTGCCTCTGCGTATCCTTCATTGATTCCATCAAGAATTTCATCGTTAGAAGGAAGTTCTTTATCGACTTGATTCCAATAATAAAGAATAGTCTCCAATGCAAGTTTGCTATCAAGTTCCCACTCATAATCATAATTAGGATAAAGTGGATCTACCGGATTATTTGAATGCTCTGCTTTGATACTCTTTACCTCATCCAAAACATCAAGATAATCAAGAAAATCTTGAGGAAGATTATTCCATTCTTCTTGAGTTTCAGGATAGTTGATGATTTGACGATTCATAATTTGTAGTGCCTCGCTTGCTCTTTCAGTTTTCAGGTGAAGTTGTGTAATCTATTTTATAGATGCACCAACCAATTTCATCACTAATCATATCTACAATTTCCTCTTCATCATCAACAATCCACTCACTATCAAGAACAGATTGAATCAGTCCTTTTTGATAATTCATATCAGGGGGACAATCACAAACATCATCAGTGAAATCAATTTCGATTGAATTAACTTTGACTTTCATTTAAGTTTAGTGAGTGAGTGAGTGAAATTAGGCAGAAATTGAAGAAAGTGGTTTGAAATCATAACCATAATTTCCTTCGATTGCTTCATAAACAATCACATTTTCTCCTGAGAGTTCCACACTCCAATCAAGTGCAGATTCCGTTGCTTCAAAAACATCATCAAACCATTCTGCATCTTCAAGAATGAATGTAACAGGACAAGCAATGAACATTGAAGTCAAGAATAAAGGAATAGAGTAGCAATGGGTGGAATCGAACCACCGACGTAGAGGGTATGAATCTCTTGTTCTACCACTGAACTACATTGCCCCACAGAGGGGAGAATAATCTCCCCCCAAAATTAAAACTCAGACTGCAGCAAGGTATGCTTCAATCTCATCATCATTCTCGGGACAGTCAGCAATCGCAAGATCTTCACAAACTTGCTCACGGGTGAGTTCAGTTTGATCAGGAACAATCACATCAAGAATGTCCAGAATCTGATTACCAGTAGCACCCTTGCGGAGCATACCGAGCATCACATCTTTAGAGAAATCAACAGACATTTTAGTTTGATTTAGTTTGACGTTTGTGGGGTGAGTTGGTTGCCCTTCCCTCACCACCCATATACAATACCACGGAACCGACCCAGCAGGGGGTTTAGTGGTCAGTCCCCCAACTGGCACAGTGCTAGGGTTTGGGCAGAAGGCACCAGGGGCACCTAGACTCATTTGAGTCCCAAACGAGAACCCTTGCGGCGCAAGGGGTTTGGGAAGCATCAAAAACCCAAAAACCTGCAATTTGGCGTCACAGGTGCCCTAGGTCATCCGCCGCAGTCTCATCGACGGTCCATCTGAAACTGTTGAGAATCAGGCAGATTCCAGAAGTTCAGGATAATAATCTGTAACTTCAGCAATCAATTCTTCATCAGTGTAAGCAGAAAGATTCTCTTCCAGTTGGTCTCCAACAATTCGCATCAAATCCTTGGTGCTCATATTATCAAGAACACGGTCAATGTATTCTTGAACAAGTTGGTCGCGGTTAATTTCAGACATAATCAAACAAAAAGAGGAGCAGAAGGAATTTCAACAATTTTGGGTAGTTTAGAATCATCAAACTGATTCATACTATAACATACCCATTCACCATTTCGGAAGAGATAGGAGTACTCTTCACTATCCTCTGGAAGTAGATACTCACAGAGATCAGCATCAAGACGTGGAGGACAATTATCTCCACGTTGAGAATAGTATTGTGGTCCATAAGAACCATCAGCACTATCATCCCAACGTGAATCAGTCCAGCAAGAACTCATATCACCACCATCAATCAGTTCTGCAACTTTCTCTCTAGTGTTGTAGTGAGTCTTTAGAATCCGACCTAACCATTCAGGATAACCATCCCAATGATGATAGACAGAAAGAATACTTTTATTCTTCAGTTCAAGACCAATTCTAGAGCGAGTACTCATTCAAAAGGATTAGCAAGTTGTGGAATAGTATTGAACTTAACAACATCATAGGGAATAGGAATGTTGTTAAGATATTCTTCAATCTCAAGATTCATCTCAATTCGATTGAGAAACTTCTTGGATTGAGATTTGCCCATAAAAGTGAGAATCTTTAGATACCACTCTTTAGATACATCACCCATTGGAGTTTTGATGGGGTAGAAATCTACCACCATATTTCCATCTTTAGATTGAAGTCGCATCAGAATTGGTTATCAAAAACAAAACCATCAACATAGGTGCAATCAAGATTATCGAAAGTTGCCTCCCAATCAATCTCAATAAAACCAGGATTGTCAATAGAATAACAATCAGTCACAAAGTTTTCTGCATAGTGTTCTTTGGACTCCCACACACCGCGATAAGAATCTTCAAAGGATTGGAGATTATCAATACCAAACTCTTCAATGAAAACATCTACTGCTTCATAAGCGTAAGATTCACCAAATTGAACATAGTTTTCATAATGCTCAACAAAGTTGCTCTCACCATATTCCGCAATGAACTCATAAATGTCATCTACAGCATAGGAATCTTCAACAAGTTCAGAAATCAGTTCTTGAGTTTCAGTTTTCAGTTCCACTTGAGTAGCAGTCATTGGGTCTCTCAACCTTGATTACTTCGTAATCATAGCATCCAGCAGGGGCGTTTGGGGGGTGTAGTGTGCCACTTGCTGGACTGGCACACCCACAATCGTATTGTTAATTCTTTCCGCAGCAATGTTATAGTAATTTTGCTCTTTTTCGATTCCTATAAACTTTCTATTTTCAATTTTACAAGCAACTCCTGTAGTTCCACTTCCCATACAAGGATCGAGAACAACATCATTTTCATTTGAAAATGTTTTAATCAACCACTGATAAAGAGAAATAGGTTTTTGTGTTGGGTGATACTTACCTTCACTTTCTGCTGTTTTGAAATAAATTACACTTCTTGGGTATCTCAATCCAGAATCATTTTTAACGTGAACTTCTTTCGTCTGAACACCATAAGATTCTGTATCTCTGACTGCAGTTCCTTTATCATAAGGAGTTCCCTGTGTCATTTGAGGATTGTAAGTTGGTTGTTTCTTGTAAAACACCACAATATCTTCGTGGGCACGTAAGGGTTGTTTTTTTGCGTTTAGATAACCAGTTGCTTTTGATTTTTCCCAAACCATACAGTACTTAAAGTCTTTATAGTTGGAAGAAATTAAAACAGTCGTAAATGGTTGTGCAGCAGTTGAAATTATTGGACAAGATGGTTTACAGATTCTATTTGCAATATCCCAAAACTTTGGATAATCAATTATATTATCCCATTGATTTCTTTTATTCAAAGTTCCATAAGGAAAATCTGTAAGTAATAGGTCTATACTGTTATCTGAAAGATTTTCCATTACAGAAAACATATCATCATTGTATAATTGATTCATTTATTTAACCACTCAACAAATTTATTTACTTCATCAATATCAAGTTGAAAGTCATCAATATATTGTTCCATATATATCGCTTTGCTTGCGTTGCGTTTTTTAACTTTATTGACAACAAAAATATTCAAATCTTTATTTGTTTTACTCTTAAAATAAGCAGTATAGTAGTTTAGAGTATCCTTTGATACACATTCTTGTCCACATAGAATCGCACAGTCAACTTCATTTGGAACATCAGGAGATTCACAAAGTTCAATAAAGTCTAGCACAGCACGCTTCAAATAACAAGAATCTAGATATGCCTTCAATTCTAAAAGTTTTTTGAGTTCTTTGTTTTTATAAATGTGTTTATCTACTTGAAGATTATTTACAGCAAATCCAAGTACTTCTTTACTTTTTTTATAATCATTCTTTTTTGCTACAAGACCATTATCTGAACAAATCCTGTGGGTAAAATTCTCAAAAAGAACTCCAGATGCGTTCCTTGCTTTCCCGCCACCTTCTTCTTTGTGAATTTGTGGGATAGTTTCAACTTCAGAATTATATGCCTCAATGATCAGATCTAGATTGTTCATTTTGTTGTGGTGTGAGGTAAAAAAACGTTCTCAAATGGAACGCTTAATCAAGCAAAAATGTACTGAAAGAACAGAGAATCAACCAGGCGATTGGTGTTCAGTTTCACCCAACGATAAATCTTGGGAATAGCAATCACAATCGCAGCAACAAAGTCAATTACATTTACAACAAACCGAATGAAATTGACTTGGGTTGCTTCACCATTATCATCCCACCAAAGTTGAAATGCGGTCCAACCATAGGAAACTGCAGCAACAACAATAGCAGAGAAAGTTGCAGCAAACTTGATTACATCAGCACCAAACTGAATATAATTAAACTGCTTGAGTTTGTTGATAGCAGACTCAACAGAGGGGAAAGAATTAGTCAGTTCCAATGTTGCAAAAAATAAAGAGCATGTGGTGCGGCATCCCTCACCACTCCTATACAATACCACATTTAGGGATCTGTGCTCTTTTAGTGTGCCACTAGAACAAGTGGCACATCGCATCATTGGACTCATCAGAATTGAGATTCAATCAAGTTAGAAAGTTCATCGAAAGTATAACCCGAATCGTTCAGATTGGCAATCTCATCAGTATAGAACCAATCATCTTCATCATCATTGTCGGTTACATCCACTCGGACACTAGGATTACCAACAGGAAGTCCTGCCCATTCTTTTACAGATTCAGGCAGAAACTCACCCTCTCCGTCAAAATACCAATAATCAGTTGGTTGAGTATTTTCTTCCTTAAATGCACCTCGAAACTCCCAACCTACCAGTTTTGTTTCTTGTGTATACAAATCACAGAGAACACCAAGGCAACAATAACCAGTTACACTGCGGAGTTTCTCACTGCCTTGATCATACCAACCAGAACGCAGAGCATCAATCCACTTTTTCTTAACTTCGGGATTCATTTTAGTTTTCAGTGCAGTTGACATCATCAAACCAAGTGTCGAGTGAATTAAAGATTTCAGTTACAATAGTATCAGTTATCGAATCAATGTGAGGTTCTGGATTATGCTTAAATGCACGGTTGTATCCATACCTCACACCTTCCTCGATTGCCATTTCTAATACGGCACGGAATTTAGGTTTCATTAGTTTGCAGCAAGAACAAGATTAGCAACTCTATCCTCTCCAGGCAATTCTTGCAACTTTTGATAAATGCGTTGAAATTGATTTTGCATACTCAAGTAATAAGAAGCAAGTTGTGCATCTTCCTGATTGAAATAAGCATCATCTTCATAATACTCAAGTGCTTTGATAATATCAAGCAACTCACCAGAAGTGAAAGAAATAGAAGTCATAATGTAGCACAGGGAACACAGTTGTCATCATCAAAGACCGTTGTTTCAATGATAACATCAAAATCATCAGTCATTTTTACATAATTCCACTCCTTATCAGTCTCATCCTCCACATTTTCCTGATAACAGTGAATGAAACCTTCCGAGTCCTGTTTTACATAACAACCATCATAGTCCTCATCATCAAAGACATAACCAGATGCAATGAGTGCTTCAATGAAAGTCATTTGATATCGAAAATGTCGAACAGTTCTCGTTGAGTTTTAGTGAAAAGAGTATCCTCTTGAGGATAATTGTAGAGTTCCAGTTGAAACTCTTTGTAGAAGTAAATAATGTCCCGCAGAGAAAGCAGTTGCTTTTCAGTCAGGATTTCTTCCATCGTCAGAACAGTGTCAATCATAGTTTCAGTAGTCAGTTCCATCATTTTCACAAAGTTGAATCCAATAAGCAAAACAGGGAAAGTTCAATGGATGATCTTTCTGCCTGTTATACCAATTAAATGCAAGATTCAATCGGTTTTCGGGAACCTTCAGATAAGGAAGGTTCGATTGAATTGGAGTGTAAGTCATTGTTGTCATCAAGCAACGTAAAGTGCCTTGGAGTAGGCATCATTCAACTTATCGGCAAGCAGTTCAGATTTCTCTGCACGCTCCAACCAATAATCACGATTCTGCTCACTATCTTGTGCAAGGTAGCGATACCAAGCAGCAGAGTTATAAGCACAAGTAATCAACTCACTACACTCACCCATTGTGAAACCAGAAATCAGATTAAACATTGCTCCTCAACCGATTACTTTGTAATGATAGCACCCCAGAGGGGTCTGTGCTCTTTTAGTGTGCCACCCCTACAAGTGGCACACAGACACATTGGACTCAACTGAGATTGTTAATGTACTTTCTGAGAAGATGTGTTCCCCTTTCTGGTTCAAATTTATTCTCAAAGAGTTCCATTAGTTCTAATACAAGGTTAGCATAAATTACTGGAACTCGAATGTGTTTAGTTTCACCTGATTTAGGAAACTTTTTAGTGAAGGGCATTGTATTCTATGTGGGACACATAGAGATTTATACAACCACTTCACCTTTCACAAAAACAGTGTCAATCACACTTTGAAGTTGTCGAGCAATCCTATCCCCATAGTTATTATTAACGGGAATGGTAATAGTACCAAAGGGTTTGCGATAAAATGCAAACTCTCCTGCCTTCATCTTACCTTCTGCGATTGCTTTACGGTCTTCTCTGTGCATACGGATGACCCGACCAATCGTTTGACACATTTCAATCATAGGAAGATTGCGAAGCATAATGCAATGAGTCAAACCTTGGACATTGATTCCCTCACTCAAGATAGAGTAATGAAATACAATGAACTTCTTGTCTGGATCTGCACCAAACTCATTCATCCTCTCAAAGAAAACTTCACGGGATACTTTATTCTTATCAATATAAGCACCGTGCTTGGAAGTGATGTGCATAATGGTATAACCCATGTCATTGAGTTGTTGCAGCAAATCACTCTCAGTGAACATTGCCCAAATTACTTTGGTGCTAGGAGCAGCAACAAGAACTTTAGGAGCATCACAATCAGAAATCTCTGACAGAATACCTACAATGTTTTCTGCATCTACAAAAGGTGCATTTTCTTTGGTGCGAATGGTTTGTGCTTCATAAGGCACAACTTTAGGGGGAATGATACTACCTGCATCAATCAATTCTTGTGCAGGAATACTGATGATGTTGTTGCCATAAACATCAGTATTGTTCATCGACTCTTTGCTGTTATTGAACTTCGGAGTTGCAGTGAAGAAATAAGCATTATCTGCAACTGATGAAGTGTGAGCAATACCCACAAAGTTAGAAGGTTTCACACAGTGGTGTGCTTCATCAAAATACACCACATCAATGTTAATGTCTGCTTCGTTCACCCGACCAATCGAATTGTAAGTAGTGAAAATGAACTGATGCTTGCCACTTCCGATTGCAGTGTCATTGTATTCGGCAATGACTGCTGAACGTGTAGTGGATTGATGATGAGTTTCTCCACTATGAACGTGAATATAAGCAACATTCTGGTCTTTGAGATACTCTTCAAACTCTGAGCAGAGTTGATTTGCAAGCAGAATACGAGGTGCAACAACAACAAACGTCATCGGTTCTTTTGCGTTAAGAACACGTTGACGAGCATCTTCCATCATCACAACAGTCTTACCGCCACCAGTAGGAATATAGACAGAACCCCTGATTGCTTTTTGCACAGCATCAAGAGCACGTTGTTGATAAGGAAGAAGAGTCAGCATCAATCAATTAACGTTTGTATTCATACAGTATAGCATCTCTCCCGTGGGTTTGGGAGAGATGCTGGACGGTTCCACAAGTGGCACTCAGAATAAGATAGGGTCCAGAGTTGGTTCCTTAAGAGTCTTAAACTTATCTACACTATTCTTATCATCCTGGACAAAGGTATCATACTCACTATCTGAAGTCTTGTCAAGTACATTAAAGATGATGAGATTGATACAAGCATCCTTTGCATCTTTGAGAGTCTTTGTGACCTCTTGTGGAGTATCTACAACATCAGCAACCATCCACTTACCAGCATTGACTTTACGAATGAATCCAACTGTGTTAGAATCCTTCTGTACTTCGTAGATACCAGCAGACAGACGAGGGAAGGTGAAAGTCATTTGAAAAAAAATGAATGAACGTCAGTTTCTTGGTTATACTGAATAACAAAATTTCCAATCTCTACATTATCATTTTCTTCCACAAGTTGTGCGAAATCAGTAACATTGGAGAAAGGAAGTTGGGGAATAATACAATTCCCAAATTCATCAAATGAATTGATACAATTACCAACAAATCTCATAATCAGCAGTATTGAGGAAGAATGCAGAAAGAACCACAGAACTTACGAACCCAGTTCAAGGTATCAGCATAGCAACGTGGTTCAGACATTACCATAGTTGCATCCTTGCGAGGATTGTAAGCAACAGCAACATAACTGTAGTAATCTTCCGATTGCTCAATCTCTTGAATCCACATTTGATTTACATTACCTTCGTGCCAATCCCAACGAGAAGTAGTGTAGTGGAAAACATCAAGAACCGTCATGGTCTCCTTTGCTTGTGTCCCTGTATTATAGGGCATCAGGGGGGTCTGCGGGGGTTAAATGTGCCAGTGCTACAGGTGGCACACCACTCTACTTAACTACACCAAGAAACTTAGAGATACGTTGTGCTTGCTTTTTAAGTTCAATTACTTGCTCGTCAGTATAAAAAGAAGCATCTTGTTTCTCATTGATTGCAAGATTCACAAACTCAACAATATCAGCGCGAAGTTGGCGCATTTCGTCAGTCAGTGCTTTTGCCATTAAAATAAATTGATTGTGTTGAAGGTTTGCTTTCGTCAGTCAGTCAATCCAACGGAAAAGCACTGGTTCATCGTCAGAATACTCAAGAATTGATTCTCCTGCATCGTGATTCAGTTGTTCGTAGATACTTTCATAAATCCAATCGCAAGAAGGTTGGTCATCCTCAAGGAGAAGTTTAACAGTGATGGTGACTTCTTTCATTTTTTGATACTTTGCTTGAGTTTCAGACGGGCAACTTCATCATCAATACATTCACCAATTACTTGATAAATGTAATCAGTATTTCCTACTTCATAAAGAACTTCACAAGCATCTTCATCAGGAAGATATTGCTCTACAAAGTTCTCATCCATAGTGAATACATCAGCAGGACTGAAAACAAATGCAGCAACATAGGCATCTTCACCATACGTTGCAATCAGGTCATCAACCCGTTGCTTGAGATTAGCAAGATTGCGATACATAATCAGAAAGAAACGTAAGGGTGGTCAGTGTCAAGAACTTGAGTTGTATGGTCCGAGAAATGAAAACTATTCATCGGATAAAACTCATCATTGGCAATATCATAAATTGACACATCAGACTTCAACTGCTCCAGAGTCAGAGTCTGAAGAATCTCCAAAAGATTTTGATAGGTCATCAGATTACTTTGAGTTTGCGTTTGATGTGTTGAAGTGCTTGCTTTCTTGCTTTGAGTTTCCCCTTGCAAGAACCTTTTGTATTCTTATCTTTTCCTGAATTGTGTTGCCAATTTGGAGTGGTCATTCCCTTGATTTCTCATAGGACTATGATAGGGCATCAGAGGGGTCTGTGGGGGTTTCAGGGGACGGTTCCCCAAGTGTCCCCCCACTATCCTCTTCTTGGCGTTTTAGTAGTGCTTCATTTGCCGCTTCTCGTTGAGCAGCAATTTCCAACATTTCATCTAATGTTAGGTCTTTCATTTTTTTAGTTAGTAATCACTACTATCTATTAAAATCCAGTCCAAATTGAGATTTTCAAGAAACTGAATAAGTTTATCTTCATCGTCTGGAAGAATCTCATCTTCATCTAACTCAAATGATGCCTCACAAATAGCAGGTCCATATTCAGCAGGGTCATAAAGAGTTTGAGAATACATCAAAATAGAATCCTCAATTACTGCTGAAACTTTTACAACTCCAGATTCAGAAAAAATGCTTTCGATTTGTTTGATTGTCATAATCACAGTTGAATTTCAAAGTTTGGATTAAAACCAGTATCTTGACCTGGATAACCACCAGGATTACAAATCACTCTACACTGTTCTATACCATAATCAAAGTGATTGTGGGTGTGTCCATGAACCCAATACTTGATTTGTTGGTGATTCACAATAACATCATCAAGATTACTACAATAAGCACCATTTGCATTATTCTTGTATTGCTGCGGAACCGATTGACAACTCGGTGAGTGATGACTGATGACAAATACGTTCTCATTCAGTGTTTGTAGTTGCTTGAGGAGATACTTCTTGCTTTCCTTATGAAATGCAAGAGTATCATCTGCTCTCAATTTACGATACATACTACCAATACGAATGACTTTGTAATCATTCATATTGCACTCTGCCTCCATCATTTCCAGAGCATTTTCATTACGAAAATCAGTCCAGAGTGTAAAACCAATAAAGTTCCAGTTGTTGATAGTTATTGTATCATTATCAAGGAGATGGAAATTATGAGGAAGATTCTCTTTTAGTTTCTTTTTTGTTCCCTCATAATTGTATCCATACGGCTCATGATTTCCCATCACATACAGAACTTTATCATAGTTCTTACTGCAATCACTCAGGAACCTATCATAGACTGCGTGAATATATCCATCAGTCTTAAAGTGCTTGGCACAAAGAATGTCCCCAGCAAGAACTAGAACATCACCTTCACCAACATCAAATACTTGACAAGCAACAAAGTGCTCCAGGTGCAAATCACTAAGAACTTTGAGTTTCATTGTAATAAAAAATAAAGCAGGGCAGGAGGGATTTGAACCCCCATCTTACATCTTAGAAGGATGGTGCATGATCCGTCATGCTGCTGCCCCATAAGAGACCCTCCTGTTTGTGCATTATTAAGAGGCATAGAGGGTGTGGGACTTACTTAAAGTTTGGACCTTTAATGCCCGTAGAAATTAACCGTTAAGGACTTGAGATTCAGAATCCTCTGGGTCAAGTTTATTTAGTACATATTGAATGGGTTTCAGTTCTTCCTTGAGGTCATTCTCAAGTTCTTTGAATGTTTCAACCAGTGCCTCAAAGAGTTCAGAACCAGTCAGGTTTTCATAATCACAATCATCAAAGACATTTTCACGGAAATACTCAGTGAGTTGGTCTTTCAGAGATTCAACCACTTGACGAGAAGCAGATTTGCTACGACGTGCCATAATAAAGTTAAAGTAAAGGAATCAGAAAAAGAATAATCAGAGAGTATTTACAGCACCTTTAGCATCAGTAAGAGACACATAACCGTCATCTTCAGAATCCACGGGTTCAGTATGATTCTCAAGAACAGTGGAGTCATAATTATCCAGTGCTTCAATCAGTTTAGCACCAGTTTCTGCATTAGTCAGATTCACAATCAGTTGAGCACCAGCAGGGTTGGTATCAACGATTTCAGCAGCAAGAGCAATCAGTTTGTCAGACATATACAAATAGTAATGGACTATTTGGGAATTACTATTCCCAATGGAGAATAGCAGAATCGAACTGCTAATAAGTGCTTGCAAAGCACCCGTTATACCGTTTAACTAATTCCCCGAACAGTTTATATTTAGAGACCGAACTGCAGCGGTCTATAAGTCAAGCAGACAGGGAGTATTCTAGTTCCTCATCTTGAACTTCATAGTCCCCAATAAATTCGACATAATCTTCAAGGTCAATACCAAGATATTTAAGAGCAAAGTCTTCGTAATCATCTATTGGGTTTTGATTTTTGAACACCATTGAAACCTCCTTGACTTGATGAATACATCATAGCACGATGACCGTGCCTTGTAAAGTGTTATGTGCCACTAGAAGAAGTGGCACAGTGATATTAGTTATACACTCACCATTGCCCTCTTTGAACAAGAATTTTGCGAATTTCGGTGTAAATAAACTGTTTCAGTTTAGAATCATCAGTCGCATCAAATGCTTTGTAAAGACGAGTGAGATACTCATCTTGAGTAGCACATTTAACTACTTTAACATTGGTATTGCCAAGTTCTTTAAGAGAAGAACCTGATTTTACCTTTGCTTTTCCAAAATTGCCAGATACAACTCCTTGAGTTCTTAATTTAGGTTGAATCTTGGAAAGATTTGATTTAGAAAAATCAACAGTCATTGAACTCATTTGAAAGAAACATTAACACCAACTACTTTTGCAGTCGGATTTCTTGCTTGAGCAGTTTCCCGCGCATCTTTTGGGGAATTAGCATAAACTTCTTCCTTAAAGACCTTACCACCAACGTAAAGATCAACCAAATACTTCATAAAGATGGGTTTGTTTTGTGTGAGGTTATTGAAAACGGGAAGCAAACTTAATTGCGTCTTGTTCTTTCTTGTATTCTTTGAATACTATATTTTGCCAATAAGAATCACCTCTCAAGGTGTTTTCTTTGAATTCATCAACCTGAACAATAAAAGTTCCGTCTGAACTGTTTCTAATTCGAACTTTAATGTCACCAATTTTTGGGAGTTCCATCGGTTTGGTTGCTTATGAGAGTATCATACCAGGAAACCTGGGGTAGGTCAAGTGCCCGTGTGCCAGTCCGTCAAGTGTCCGCTTTAGCGCGACCCTTTGAGACCAATCCATTCGCATAAAAGTATTTTACCCTCTCTCGTCTTGCTTGAAGGAGCATTTCATACTCTTCTTTCTGCGATTGGGTCATACTAAAATTTTGTCGCCTCCAAGTTTGTTGAAGTTCTTGGAGATGCGGGAGAACATTAACAGTATCAGTCATTGATTTCAGGAGTTTCAGTGTTTGCTTGAGTCTTTACACGAACATTGTAAGGGCTATTGAAGAACCTGCGGAAAGCAGTGCTAACAATAATAAACGCCGAAATAACACCAACAGCACCAAGGAAGGTTGTAGCATCACCAGTAAAATTGTACGTGTCGGGAGTCATAAATTAAAAATGAAAATTAGAATAAAACTAAAAATCAGTACTCGTAATTACTTTTTAAAAAGGAGTTGAAAATCCTATCTTCATCATCATCTTCAAAGAAATTATCGAAGGATGCTTCTGCAAAATCAAATCCAGAGATTTCTTCAATCTGAAAATCATCGAAGTCGTCCATTTGACCTTTTCCAACCGAACTTAAGTATCATACCCCAGATTGGGCGGCGCGGCAAGGGGAGTGTGCCAGTTCTCAAGGTGTCCCAGTGAGTTTTTTAAGTCTTGCTTGATGTGCTGCCTCTTGCGATCTTGCTTCTGCACCTATTTCTTGATGGACGTGTTTAATATGTGCTGATTTTTGTGCTGCCTGGCGCCTTGCAACTAACTGACTATAAAGATTAGGTTTCATTATTGGAGTTTGCTCCAAATACAACTCTTCTTTCTGTTGATTTTGTCTTTCTAATCTTGCTTGTCTTTCCGCTTCTTTTTTTTCTTTTTCTGCCTGCCTCTTTGCTCTTAATTGTTCCTGTCTTTCTTCATAATCTTGTCTCATTTGTGCATATTTTTCTTTTTGTGCTTGTATATTTGCTTTCTGTCTTTCTACAAAGTCACTTGCAGAAGTTTTTGATCTTTCAGCAGCAATTCTTCTTCTCTGTGCAAGTCTTTCTGCTGGAGCATCCTGTTTTGATATGGCATCAAGATTTCTCCTTAATGATTGCATATCTTCATTAAATTGAGTAAAGTTTTTCATTTTTAAACACTTTTTGATTATTTATTTTGTAAAAGTGTTTTTCATAAAAAAAGGTGCCTCGGGAGCACCTTGAGACGGTTTGGGAAGTGGTCTCAACTCATAAATCATCACTTGTATCTTTGACTTCCAATCCTCTCCTTCTTCTTGATTTATTACCAGAACCGTGTGTATCATCACCACCATACCAATCTGATTTTGATTTTCCTTTAAACCCAATACCCCCTCTTTTAGTTGGTCCTTTTGTAGTTGTTCTCATAGTTACATCACCACTACGATTTCTTCTTTCTACTGGTTGTCCTTCCTTTCCACTAGCAACCCTGTTTGCTAAATATCCTCCTTTTTCTAATGCTCTTGTTCTTCTTTCTCCAGTAAGTTCTTCAACAATACTCTCCACCCATTCTTCACTCATATTTGATGCAATGACTTCTGCACCTTTAAGATTATTTGTATATCCCTCATTTACAAGATGATAGAGGATGAAATCAAATTCTTCTTTATTGAGTGCTGCTGCTCTTTTTCTTGCTTTATTACCTCTACCTTGTTCGGGAGCACTCCCTGCAGTATGTGTAGCACCATACTTACTATAACCAGCTTTCAAATAACGATTATGTGCTTCTCTTGATTTATCTGCAACTTTTTTGGTATATATGGAACCACCATATTTCTCTTCATCTCTTTCTGCTCTTGCACGACTACGATTGAGAATTTGTCTCTTTGCAGAAGTATCAGATTTTTCTGGTCCAACATTATATCTCTGACGTAGAACTTCACCTCTACTCATTGGTTTTGGTGCTTCTGCTTCTTTCTTTTTTCTACCAAGAAATCTCTTCAATGAAGAACGGATACCTTCATCAATAGTATGAACTTCTTGGTACGATTGAATGTCTCTAGAATCCATTTGTTTTTTAAGCACTATGAGAATATTTATATTTACTCATATTCAAATGGTTTATTCATATGCCTTGGATATTCAATACTACACTTAATATCTTTAGTTTCTGCTGGGATTATATGAGTTCTTACTGCATTAAAGACAATAAAGCAGTTAGTGATGAAAATAGAAAGAAACATAAGAGTGCGGATAATTGCTACTTTATCCGCCTCTTTGTTGCATTCACTTGCCTTTTCCCCTAAAGAAAGTGCCCAGAGTTTCCAGAGATTACTCCTCTTCATAGATTGATTTGCGAGACTTAACGTAGTTTAATTCGCCCCATTGATTTTTATAACAAATCACAAGTAATCTGTTATTTGCGTGAAATGGAGCGTCTAAAAGATTTATACTATCTTTAGGTTTAACTCTAGTCTCAATAGTCAGATATTCGGAATCTTTATAATAAACCCACCCTTTGATGTGGGGTTTCCAAATCACAAAATCATTAACTTGAGGGTCATACTTCATATTCCTTTTCAACACACAAAAGAGAAATTAGTGTTTTGAGTTTAGCAATTTCTTCTTCTTGGTCTTTGATTTTATCTTGAAGACGACTGATTTGTGCCTGATATTGAGTTTTCAAATCAAAGATCATTTTGTTTGTGTGTGCAACGTGATGTGTCATAATCAGGTGGTAAAGGATTCAACAACAGTGGATTCTACATCTTCGGCAAGAGCATAAGTTCTTGCATTAACTACTTTTTCCCGAAGATTTACATAAAACTCTTCATTGAATCCCTCATCATAATCTTTAATCAAATCAAAACATTCATCGTCATCTTCTGCAATCACGTTCCAAACTCCTCCATATTCTGAACGTGGAAAAGTTACGAAGTGATCTACGATATAAAGAAATTTTTGTGCCATTAACCTCGTTTGCTTAACAAAAATAGTATAAAGTTTCTCTGATAAAAAGTCAATTGATTTTATCAGAGGGTATTTTCTTTAGATTCTCTACTGATGTAGAATGATAATAAGCATCATACATTCGCTCATCGCGTTGGATTAAAAAGACATTCCAACCAAGAATAAATGCAAAGACAGTCAATCCAGCGATGACATACTTACGATTTCGGTTCATTTGTTCATTTGGAGTGTAGGAACGGGAAGACCACCTTCGGTAGGTACATAAATGGTCACATTACCATTCTTGCTACCATCTTCAATGCCCGTGATATACAGATACTGAAGATACTCACGATTATCTTTCAATGAATTACCAATGATTTGGTTTGCCTTGGCAACACCTTGAGCACGGATGATTTCAGCATCAGCAAGTTGCTGTGCAGAATCTTTCTTTGCTTGTGCTTCCAGAACTGCAACCTGACGAGTATATTCTGCCTTCTGCAGTTCTGCTTTACCAGCAAGAGATTGTTGCCATACGTTGTATTGGGGACCACCAATAAAGATGAGACCACCAACGACAACAGCACCAACTGCAATCAGAGCAACAGCAGGATCAATAAATCCATTTTGATTTTTCATTTAGAAGATACTCCAGTATTTTTGAAAATAAGATTAGCAAGAAAGATCATAGCAAAAGTTTGCCAGATCGTAAGATTAACACCAAACCAAGATAGAATCAAACCAAGCAACCACGCTTCAAAAAGAAGTCCCGCAACAACAAGGACAATTACACCAAAAGTAATACCAATAGCAGTAGTAGTTTTCATAATTAATTTTCAAAGTTGTGATAGAGTTTTTCTTCAAGTTTTTTCAACCGCTTTTCATATTCTTTATTCGGTTGATGTAAAGCATAGTTAAACAAGAGAGCAGTTACCAACCCTCCGAGATACCATAAAATAAACGTCATACGGGAAGTTCTGCAAGAGACTTTCCCCTTTTATGATCGTTTATATATTTTTTTGCAGATGCTTCAGTTCTGCATAGTTTTTCAAGTTGTTGTCCGTTATGAATAATAATATATCCCTTTGCACCAAAAGGGATGGCAGCATAAGAACCATCCCCCACAATAAATCCTTCCATTAAATACTCTGCAATGTTCCTTCCTTTTTCATTTGAGCAATAAACTTACCCACACTCTCAACAGTTTTGATATGAAGACGAACATAATCTAGGTCTTCGCAACCAAAAATATAAAAGTGATCTGGTTTATAAGTATATGCTACACCAACTTGACTTTGCTCATCATCAAACTGAATCTTTGCAATAGCAGAAGAATCGGTGAACTCAAGGACTTCCATTGATCTCTTTCGATTACCTAGTAATCATAGCACGGGATCGGTGCCCTGGGTGAGGTCAGTGGTCAGTTCGCCAACTGGTTCTTCAGTGTATTTAAGTGATCTTCACTGCATATTTTTGCAGTAAATCCTGGATAAAACTTATTTACAAGAGTGCTAATACCCATGGCAGTATTAGCACTCTCGCATCTTAACCAAATTTCTTTTTCTTGTACTTTTACTATGTGGTCAAAAGGAAATTTCATTCTTTAACTATAAATTTGTACCAGGTTTCACTCATACCTTCAATAATCTTATCTGCAGATTCTTTATCCTCTGCATAACCTTCTGAAATTAAATGCTCTACAACACTCTCGTAGGTCTTATAAGTTTCCTGCAATTCTCTTGGTGTTGGTTTCATTTGACTACTTTTTCTTTTATTTATTCAAAAAACCTCTCATACCAGTAGTAGCAACGAAACTCTCAAGACCTTTGTTAATTGGACGCACTTTAATGTAAATCTCATCAGGAACTTCACCAAAGTATCCCTGCAACCAAGGGCACAACCAAACAGGAAGACACATCGTCGTATCAGTATAAGTCGTGCCTTCTTCATCGGATACTTCTTTCACCAGAAGAGTATCATAATCAGAAGGTTCTTCAAGGAAGAGAGAAATCTCAACTTCATCACCTTCAATCGGATACTTTCCAGTCTTGAAGTAGCAATGATCATCAATTGCTTCTTCAGTTCCATTCAAAAGAAGTTCTTCAACTGTATCATTATGAGAATGGTCAAAGTGATACAAACCATCTTCACGTTTGATTGCTACAACTGTAAGTTCCATAAGATTCGTGTGTTTCAAGTAGTATAGCACAAAAAAAGACCCCTTGCGGGGTCTCGGGGACAGTTCAAGGAGTGTCTTTTAGTCTGATTTACCAACCATCAATCCAGTTTTTGTGGACTTTTCAGTGCTCTTTTTGCCGAATGCTTTCTTATAAAGTTTTGCTCTTTTTGCTTCACCAGTTTTCTTGTCTTCACCAGGCATAACAGCAGTTGGTTTTCCGACAACAGCATCACCTTTTTTTGCTCCTGCTGCTTTCAAATGCTTTGGAGTATCCTTCACTGCTTGAATAAAGTTTCTACCCCTTTCCATTTGCTGGTGCCTATCACCCTTACCAAGGTTACTATCACGGTGCATAATATCTACAGTGTGAACTTCACCTCTTTTATTTGCACCTGCTTTAGTCATATTCTTTTTTAAGTCTTTCACTTTTCTTACACTTTCACTTGAAGGTGTAGTTTTATGTGCAGTCGTTCTACCCGTTATTCCAGGTCTTCCAATTATAGGTCTTGTTACTGACTTCATCTTTGAAATCAATCTCTCACTTTTTGCTGCTTTTCTTGGAGAAGAATGAGTGCGGATGAAATGGTCTTGCTCTGTGCTTCCAATATCATCTAACTCATCTTCACTATCATAAGTTGTATAATCCTTATGCTTTGTTCTCAAGTCTTTAGTGGAATACTTACCAGTTCCTTTAAGACCTGCTTTCTTTGCGATAGAAGCAGTAGTTCTTTCTTGACGAGTCATATCAGCACCACGACCACGAGCAAGTGTTACCTTACCTCTGGTTCTTCTACCACTTCTTTCACCACCTGAACTTTCTTCTAGTTCATAACATTCGTAAATAAACTCTTGAAAGGTTTTCATTTTTTCTCCTTGGGGGTACGAATCATTGTATCTGCACCAGCAATTCTATCCGAAGGTGTGCGGTCTCGATAACCTAGATTTCTATACATCTTATCTAATTTTTCTTTATACCCTGGTTTTGCAACTGGGGTCAAAGAAACATTTTTACCAATATTATCTGCATAGTTATGAAGTCCTTTAAATGTTCTTTTTGCAATTCCTTTGCCTCTTTGATTCTCTGGAACTTCAATGTTATCTACACGAATATCACCAGAACTTGTAGTATGAACAACATACTTCATTCCTGGTGTTCTTCCTTTTGTTTTTCTTTGAATCGTTTCTAGAGCATCAGATTTTGGTGCCTTTGCTTCTTCTAGGTCTTCATCGTTATGTACTGGATGAAATTTCTTTCCAATTTTTGTCGAATACTGCTTACCCCAACTATCTACTTTTCCAAACCCAGACTTCTTATAAATTGATGCTCTTGTATTTTTATCAGGGTTTCTTCTATTATCACTTGAGTTCTCTTCTGGTTCATTAGATACCAGATGCCCACTAGGAATTCTATGTTGGACGTGCTTATCCCAAACCCTCTTTGCGTTCCTTGCAGTTCTTAACTTTTCACCTGGACTCATCTTATCTTGGTCATTAGACTTACTATGTTCCCACCTAACATTATGTTCGGGTTTGTGTCCGTGTGCGGTTCTTGCTTTTCCACCTAATTTAGCATCATACATATGTTCGTATTCATCATCGGAACTATGCCTTTTAGAATGACCAATAGTATAAGTAACCCCGGAAGGTTTATGGTGAATAGTTGTAGAACCGCTTCTGTTAGTATTTTGGTCTTTTCCTCTTGGTCGGTCATACTTAACTTCTAGGTCAGGATGCTTTGACCTATCAAATCCGTGCGAGTCATCATACTGTCTTTTCTTTTCTAGTATGAAATATGCTTCTTCTAGAAACTGTTGAAAAGATTTCATCTTTGTCCGCCACCAGTTGAACGTGCTATTTTTGCTCTTCTCAATGCAACCTTTTGTGCTGGTGATGGACCAGCACTAAATGGTCTTACTCTTTCTCCTTCTGGAGTTTTCTCCATTTTTTGCTTTTCTAGTTTTCCAACACCTCTCAATCTACCAGGTGCTGCTGCTCCAGAACCTCCACCACCTTGTGCGTGTCTAGCAGCACCAGGCATACGAGTAGCATATGGTTGTGTTTCTCTATCAATCATCCCCTGCTTCATTCTACCAGTTGCTGCTCTAGGTGTTAATGATTTTCTTGTTGATTTCTTAACTTCTAGTCCGCCTCCAGGTTTTTTCACAACTCTACCTGAAGTTGTGGTTACGTGGAGAGGAGTTTTCGTTTCTCCTTTAAGTTTATCCTCTTTACGCATCTCAACGAGGTATGCTTCTTCTAGGAACTCTCTAAAAGTTTTCATCTTTTTATAACTTTTCTTTTATTTATCAATCTTCTCCTCTTCTAGTTTTTCTTCTTGCTTTATTCACAAGAGTAGTGAAAGCTCTCATAGGAGTGATGGCATTACCAATATCACCTAGTTTTTCACGATTACCTCTTTCAAATGCATGGAACTTACCATGATGAAATCCTGGTTGTTGTGGTTTGAATTTTGAAACTGGACCTTTATTTGCAACAACTAGGTTTTTGGGGTCATTACCGTGATACTTCTTCTCTTGTGCTTGCTTTTTCTTATGTCTCAACACATCACCAGGAGACATATCCTTCATTTCTTTGCCAGAAGTTTCTATTTCAGTTGCGTGATGAAGTTCTGCTCCACGTTCTCTTGCTAATCTACGTTTACGTTCAACTTTTGCCTTTTCTCTTGGTGTTAGTTGTCCTGTTGCTTGTTTAATTCTTTTTTCTCTTCTTTCCTTCTCATTTTCTCTAGATTGAACTGAAGCAATACCATACTTGGGTGCTTCTTTAGTTCCTCTATTTTTAATGAAGGTTCCATCTGGTAGTTTTCCTCCGTGATACTTCATTAACTCATCTTTAGATGAGAAATGTCTTCCTTCTCTTATTATTGCTGATTCTTCTACAAACTCTTTAAAAGTCTTTTTCTTACGATTACGTGCTGGTTCAGATACTCTAGCACTATCCAAATTTCTATTTGCTTCCTTTCTCTTTCTCATCAGTTCTCCCATTAAAGGGAGACTTGGAGCAGCATCGTGTCCAGATCTTACTAATGATTGAGGAGATTGTGCTGCATTTGCAGCAAATGAAAGTGCTAAAACTGCATTTGCTGCTGTGTCTCTTTTTCTACCCTCAGAAAGCATTTATCTACAAAAATACCTTCTGTTATTTATCAACCTCCACGTTCTCTCAAACTTCTTACCAGATATGCAGTAAATTCTTCTTGCTTTTTGTGGTGTACTGCCGCAGGATTATAATTAATTGCATTTTTAAGTGCCATCATTTCATCAAACTCTGCATCGGTAAGAGTGTTTGTTTTTCTTGATGGTAAAGTCATAGGTCTTTTGCAATTATGTTCTTATCCTAACAGTATTTAAGTCAAATGTGATGTTTCTTAAGATTGTATTTATACTGTCGTTACAAAACTTAACCTTCATCAAAGAAAGAACCAAAATTACCACGACTGCCTGGTTTACGATTTTCAAGCATATCCATAATCTCCTCAAACTTCTTACATTGTTCCATATCAAGAAGAAGTTGTGAAAGTTGTTTTACAACCAGTGGTTTTTCATTCGTAGCAGCAGATTTAATTGCTGCTCTCAGATGACTTTCTGCTTCCAAAATATGATCAAGAGTTTGCTTCGATAATGCCATAATCAACACTCATCCATTGCTAGGGGTTTAGTTACTTTTCTCAATTCAAAACTACCGTCTCCACGGTCAATCCATTCCACAGTTTCTCCTTCTTTTAGATTTGCTGCTTCTAGCAAATCATCAGGGAACTCTACAAAACAATCACCAGAAAGTCCATCTACTTGAACGGGAAGTCGCCATTTCACCACTTTATCTTTTACTGAATAAATGTCTCCATCTTCAGTTACATGAAGTTTATGTTCTTCTGGATAATAGTGTTCTTGCCAAAAATCATTCCAAGCACCTTTACATTCAGGTGAAGGGTCATCTTTATCGCATACAGTATTTTCATTTGGAAAATTACTATTGCGATCTTGAGTTAAGAATGAATTAGCAAGTCCATACTCAAGGTCACTATGTCCCCAAGGTGGCATAGAAGGTTCATAGTATTCTTTTTCCTTTACTACATCTTCATATGACTGCCCATTACCATTTAGAAGAGCAAGAAGTTCATATGCTTGAGATGTTTTTTGCTTGTATATGTAATAATTTTCCTTAACCACACTAACAATCACATCATAAATCTCCTGTGGTGTTGCTTCACCAGAAGACATCGCATCGTGCATCCAGTTCTCAAGATTTTCAAGTGAATACTTTTTATAATCAAAAGTCATAATTAATCTCTGGGTTTAGGTTTAGAGCAGTCGTGACAGTAATAGGAGAAACCATCACGGAAATATTTTACAACCTGATAATGGTCTCTGTCAAGTGGTTTAGTCTCACCACATTTATCACAAATCCGCATCTTTTTTGAGTTGTTTGCGGATTCGCTTGAGTTCTTTGAGTTCCGATTTAATATTTTTGTAAGCAGAGTCAGCATCAAGTTTTCCTCCCATTTCTAGTGCGATAATAATATCTACTCTTGTTCCAAAGTGTGCAAGTGCTTTTTCAAAATCATCTAATTCTTCGTACATTTTTTTCTATTAAAGTAAGGACCTAAGGGCAATCTTCCAGGACTCCAATTATAACCTGGACATTCTACAGATCTTTTAGAAATTTGTCCATCATTCCACCATTTCGTATTCCTATGTGAAGGAGGAACAAATCCTGTTTTTTTATGTGCGTCGCTTATAGATTTTCTGTGCTCTAAAGAAAGTGGTTTATTTTTATGTATCTCACTTAAAAGTTTTCTTTGCTCAACAGAGCGTTTTTTCCCAGTGTTTGATTTAGCAATTTTTCCCTTAGTCTCTTCAGTGTGTTTCCATCCAGATTTACCATCACCACCCAATGTACTGTTATATCCACACTTAAAAGTGCCATATTTTTTAATATAGTACATTTCTCTTTGAAGTAATGTATTACTATCACATTCTTCAATTATACCATATATGAAATTTTCCCATCCATATTTTTTAATTGCGTTATAAAACTTTCTTTTAGAACCATTTTTCACCATATAATTATGGTGTTCTTTTCTCCTTCTTTCATATTTTGTTTGTCCAATGTATTTCTTCCCCGTAGGAATACAATGGTAGCAATAAATTACTCCTTTCATAACTGCTCTTAAGTTGGTGGTTATTAATATTTATACAGGAAAAGCACCCTTAACTTAAGGTGCTTTATCCCAACCTGAAAAGAACCACCAACTCAGGCATCATTATTTATCTTTCCACTTTTCTAAAGTCAGAATATCTATACGTGCATCAACTGCTTCAATAGAATTCATGAGTTCATAAAGAGTATTTGTGGTTTCAATATTCTCTGCTTCCAGAGTTTCAATTCTTTCTTGTAAATCAAGAATAATTGAATAAATGCTAGATTCTTCACACATTTCTTTATCTGTAGGAGAAAACAACCAGCGTAAAAAATTCATTCCTTTATAACAGACTTATAGTATCTATTATAAGCGAGAAATCTATTCATGCTAGGTTTTATCTTCAAACTCTGACAACACTCAAGATATGACATCCATTCGTACCAAGGAGTCGTATGATCAAGAACGTGATAAGGTTGTTCTACAGGAGTTCCTTCCAAAACTGTTCTCCTTTTTGAAGTGCTAATACAACTGTGGTATGTTCTCTTGCGTGCCTATCAAGGTCTTTTTCTTTCAAATAAATGTTAGACCTTTCAACAGAACATTTAAAGATATTTGCCCACATTTGTTGATTAGTGTTTAGTCTTGTTTTCATTGCTCAAGTCAGGATGTGGTGCGTAGAGAGGTCCTTCGTAATCTCCTGCATGAAAGTTTTTAAGAACTTCCAGAACTTCGGGCGTTTCATTCCACTCCCAAGTATTGCCATTCTTGTCAGTAAAAGTGCGTAGTGCCATTAAAGTTTTCCTCCAACTTCTCCAGAATAAGTTTTTTCAGCAAGTTTGTCAAACTCGCCTTCTTGTTTTGATTTTAAATACCAGCGTGTTGATCTCACACACTGTTCTTCAGTAAGTGATGTGATAATACCTTTACCATCAGGATAGTGAGATTGCCATAGTCCATACTTTTTTTCTTCCACATAAAATGCGTCGTCAATTAGTTGTTTTTCCATAATGATTCAGTTGCCTCTGCAGTTCAATTCTTACGGAAATTAATTTACTGTATAAAAAATCTTGATATTCATTTCCTTCTAGAAGACTTGTGAGATTATCAATTTGCATTAGAGCAAAAATAAGTTTAGTTTGCTCGTTCATTTTTTACGCTTTGTAGTGCGAGAAGTGTTTCCAGAGGAATCCACGCTGGGTTTTCGTCCTTTACTTGTACCAGAACTTCCTTTACTTTTTGGTTTAGGTTTTTGTTCCACACTTCCCTTACGTTTTTTACTGGTGTCAATGGGTTTTCCATCGCGATAATCAATTTTAAGAGTTCTCTTATCTAGTTTATACCTTTCTAGGTATTTGTCAAGGTGCTGTTCACAAGAAAAGAAACAGATCGTAGGATTTTTCTTTTCTCCAAACTCTAAACGATATGGATGATTCTCATATGGAAACAACTCTGTACTAATCATCGCCCTGTAATGTCCTCAAAGTCTTGTACTTTTCCGTGTTTGAAATGTATCATACATCGTGGCCAATCTTCCCACTTCCCTTCCCATAATGAAGGATAAACTTCAACATAATCAGTCACATAACACGGTTCTACTTTACCATGCTTTCCTGTAGGAATCCACTCAAAATTCAAAAATAATCTTTTAGAGTCATAACGTTCATCATCTTCTCTAATTTCCGCAAAGTCGTGAGTTTCTCTATAAGTCAATTCATACAAACATCCATCAGGAGAAATCCAATAGCGACACATCGCACAAGCAAGACCTTTGGTTTGCATTTCTACATTGGTAAATTGTTCCCCCAAATTGTAAGAAGAACGAATTTCATCATAAAGTCCCATAATGTTAATCGTAGATACTTTGTTCTTGTTGCACTCTATCTAGGTGATGATAAATCGTAGCATTGGTGTATTGAAACTCTTCAAATCGTTGTGGATTATTATCTCTCATTCTTGAGAGCATATTGATCCAATCATAACGTTTATCTACGACCCAACCATATCTACGTTCATCGTGTACCAAATCAAAGATCGTCATCATTAAGTTCTACTCCATCAGTAAGTTCTTTCATTCTATCAAAGAAATCCTCATCAAGTGGATATACTTTTTCTTTACCAGTTTCAATATCATCAACCATTTGAAGCAAACTTTCCAAGAAATGTTTAGGATACACATCGTCATCATTTAATCCAAACCAGAATTCAATATAACACTGCTCAAATGGAACATCATCTTTAAGAAGAGTATATTGTTTTTGATTGTCTTCAAACCATACCAAATCCATCCAAGTAATGAAATTGTTGCGAATACTTTGCCATCCAGTCATCCAGCAGTGACCAACCCAATAATCCCACCAACTCATTTTAACTTTATTGGTATTTGTTCCTAGGAGAGGTCTTGAGAATATCATGTTAAGTATCGCGGTTTTTCTGAATCAAACTGGTAGAACTTTACGTCTTTCATATCTAGGCACATACGAATTGTAGTATGTTCTCTCTGTTCTCTTGGTGTTCCCCTATACAAATATCGGCGCTGATAAGCACACTTCCAGATGTTGTAGAAGATTTTAGATTTCTCTGTCATTATCCCAAGGTGCCGGTTTTTTCATAATCTCTTTTAATCTTTCAACTACTTTAGGGTCTGGTGGTTGGTTGAGTCTTTCTACTAGGGCATCAAAATCTTTTTTTGGTAGAACAATCCTTTCGGGTTTTGCTCCCTTACCCCAGAATTTCTCAAACTCCCATTGGTAATTCATATCTAACCACCCACCATTTAGAGAACTCCAAAACTCTCCCCATACATGATAATCATCAAAACGAAATCCTTGATGTGAGATTAACCTGTACCACCACCAGAATGAAGTGTAACGAAGAAATCTATTTGATATGATTAATTTATGAAAGTTCATTTCTTCGCCCAAGAATACTCATACATATACATCCATCCATCATTCATCTCACTCCACATCGCATAAGGAAGTTTATAAGAATACTTCTTATCTCTCATCCAATAAGACCACGCCTCCCAAGCATTTGCTATATTTTGAAATCCCCAGATAAAGTGTCTCCACTTCTCATTATCATATACCCAATCGTTATTTGTATCAAATGGGTTCCACCTGAAGTGAGGTTCAAAATCACCATCATAACAATAACGATTATACTGCTTGCGGGTGTAGTTCTTGTATCTTTGTAGGGGGTTCATTGGTCTCTGGGTTTATAAAACCATTATAGGGCATCCAAGTCCTTTCTGGAGTATCCTTGTGCCAGTTAGTCAGGTGTCTCCTCACTATAATTAATATAAAGATTATCCCCACCAATGTTTAAGTGAAATATTTGACCGTTGTTAAGATAGATTCCCAACCACACAGCACGACCTTCTTCCATTGTCTCATAATGAACCATCTTCACATCCTCCAGTACAATCTCGTCTGGATTCTTAATCCATTTCATTTCTTTTCCTCAAAAAATCTACCATCAGGACCACAAGAGTAATCAAGTGATTCCCAAGATTTAGAACGGAGCATATCACAGAACCTGCTCTCATTACCAGTTACTAGATTTGTGGAAGTATTTGGTGATACACAAGTATCATGTCGGTGTCCCATTCCAAATAGATGACCCAACCAATCCTTACGATAATACTTACAATCTTTACAGAGTTTCATTGGTATGGGTTCTTAAGGTTATCAAGAATAGCAGAAAAGAATGCGATACGGTCTTTGTCGTATTCCACATCAACCGAATGAGAATTGCAAAAATCTATAATGTTTTTCTCCGTTGGAGTTGGAGAATAACAATTACGGAACCTAGCATAAGTAATGTGTTCAACAAACTCTTTACGCATAATCTCAAAGAGTTGGAAGAGTTCTTGTTGTGAAAGTTCTACTTCTCGGTCGGTTTCTTGATGTCCTTTGAATTTGATGTTCATGAGTAATTAACGTGTAGGTGTGCTTGCCATGTGAATGCAGGTTGATCACGACGATGTACTTGAACTTTTACATGTTCTGGAATAAGTTTAGCATACTTCTCCATGAACTCTTCTTCTGTAAGTTCATCACAACCACGCAAGTAATGATCATCAGGTACAAACTTTGCAAATCGTTCAAACTGACGATCTCTATCATCAACTGGTTGATAGTTACGACAAATTTGCAACCAATACGATCTACCCTCACCAGTGGCAAAATAATCAATCGCAAAAAAACGATAGAATGGTTTATCGCTCATTGTTCTTCCCCACTCGTTCAAGAAACTCATTACTCTGCCGATACAATCCTTCAATCAAATTCTTAATGTCATCAATCGCAATAGCATTGTATTCAACATTCATATTCTCACAACGTAGAGCATCAATCATACATTCTAATGTAATACATTGGAGATGTTCCATACTTAACACCATTCCGTGGGGCATACCAGAAACCTCATCATTATAGAAAGCATTATATCGTGCTAGAACAGTATCACTGCGTTGTTTGCGTTCTTCGTCCGCAAACTTATCAGCATCATAAGGTTCTTGGTTATTCATAAGTTCTAGAACTTTTTGGTAATCTTCTTCAGATACTTTTGCTTGAATAGGTTTGCTCATAAGTTCTTTCAACCTCTGTTTGCCGTATTCAGTGAGTTCGTGTTTTTTGTTGCGGAGTTCTTCTACTTCCTCTTGTGATAAGTTCAACCAAGGGGCATCATCAGGAACTGGAAGATTATGAGTTTCCTGTTTCATTTTTTCAGTTTCATCTTTGATTCTCTGGGTTTCTTCTCTTATTTCTCTTGTGCGTTTCTCTATTGGTTCTAACCAGGAATAATCACTCATCTCTAATCTTCTTCAACCATTTGGCAAAGTCATCCCATTTTGTATCGTTGAATTTTTCTTGAAGTTCGGCAGCACGGTCATCTTGGTTCAATGTTTTATCAACCAAATAACTCATCTCACAATGAATAAGATACCTATGCATTTTTAACATCGTATCAATTTGTTCGTCAGTCATAAGTCGTAAAGAGAAATACTTTAAGTGTTTGTCCGTCGTCCTGAAGACTTACCTGAACATTAGAGCATTCATACCGAACAAACTCTCTTCCAGTATCAGTAATCACTTCAACACGAGTCACATCTGGATAGTTCTTTAGGAAATCTCCATTGGGCATTTGGATGTCTTCATTCATCTTTGTATTGTTGTGCGTTAAGTGTTCTCCACATCACAATCTGCTCAAAGCATTCACCAAGAGAACGGCAAACAAAACTGTCTTCATCAATTCCGTCTGGACCATCCCAGATAGTAGCAGTATATCCTTTTGTTGGATGTGGTGTGTAAGTGATTTCAATTCTCATTGTTCATTTTGCTCCATAGCATACTCCTCCTGTTGTTCCAACTTCCTTTCAAGTTTCTCAATCCTATTATGAAGTTCGGTGATGATATGTATCAAAGAACGATAATCAATGCTCTCAACATCATCTCCACCTTCCATATCATTATAATATGAGTATAGGAGTTCTTTTGTAAAATTTCGTTCAGTCATCGTAAATCCCTCTCTAAAATATCAATACAATCTGCCCATCCACTGAAATAGTCAAAATCGTATTTGTTGGTGTCTTCTTTATGATAGTTTTTCAACCATTCCTTCACGACATTCACAATCTCATTTGCGATTACATCACCAGATTGAACGGCATCGTGAGTATAATACCATTCCGTAAGTCGTTCGTGAAGTTTCATTTTTTGTTCCTCAATTTGGATTTGATTTTTTCAAGGCAGTCATTATAACCATCCACAAGGTCAATCACAGAAACATCTTGTGTTCCAGAACTATCCTGTTCTTTAGGCAACCAAAGTTGAATTTGGTCTATAAGGTCATCAACATAAGTTGGAACATCCCAATCTTTATGGACTGTATGAATATCCAACCACCACCGAGTAATCAAATCTTCCAGAGTTTTGCCCATTTCAAACTTCAAAAAGTCTGGTGGATTTTCTTCCCATTTTTTCAACATTTTATTCACAACTTCATCAGTGATACGATATGGAGGATTATCCTTCTCATCCCACTCTACTTCATCATAATAATCGGGTTCATCAACTGGAACTGCGTGTGGTTGTGTTGATTGATAACCACGAAGAAAAGCATCCCACCTCGCATTTTCACTTGGAGTTCCTGAAGGATATTCCCCATAACATTTTTTGTATGCTTCCTCTGCTGGTGATTTTGGTTTAGGATAAGCATTCTTGAGTTTTTCAAAAAACTCTTTTGTTTCTTCACAATATTCAACATACTTATCAAGCATGTGAAGTTCGTCAAGTGTGAGTTCAAGTGTGAATTTTTGTTCAGTCATTTTGATTTCAAGTTTAGTTTCAGGACATTTGGTTCCAACAGTTGAAGGAGAAATACGAAATGTTTCCTCACCATTTTTGTAGTAGATTATATCACTCATCGTTCATTATAAAATACAAATCCTGTTGCTGTTTTTTCGCAGTAGTAATAATACTCCTGAAATACACCATTCATAAAGTCTTCAAGTGTTTCCAGTTCATCACTACCAGTTGAATGATAACAGTCTAACACAAAATCCTGATACTCACCAACAAATCCACAACACCTATCACCAAACTTTGATACATTCTTATCTGGGAACAGTTCGTAGTATGTGTCTAATACTTCCTGTCCGTATTCTTCTAGGATTTCTTCAAACGTCATAAGGTTGTTGAGGGTCTTTTCTCCAAACTTCTTTGTAGATAATCCAAGGTTCTTCTTGGTGGGTCATTTGAGCAGTCCAGTGGTATCCATCCTCATCAACACCGTCAAGATAATGAATGCGTGTCTTTGGGTCAATCACTCTTGTGATAGTTTTGAATTTTACTCGTTCAGTCATTTTACTCCAAGCAACTCCTTTTCTTCATCAGTCAAACGAGCAAGAAGTTCTTGTCGTTTTTGTTCTTTGATTTTCTCTTGTCGTTTTTCTTCCAACTGTTCATCAAGAATATCCATCATACCATCAATAGTGTATGATGCCTTATTCCAGTTGCTCTCACCCTTTTGAGTGATGAACATTTTTTCATCAAATCCTTCTGAACGGAACATTTCGTAAATGCGAATTACATAATCATCATCTTTGTCCTCATAAACCTCAACACTTAAATCAAGTTGTTTTGCTTT